ATTAAAAATAGCGTTAGCGTCATCTGATAACTCATCTTCAGTAAATGTCATAAATCACCCGTTAATTGGCTTGTTATTCACAGTGACACGGTCAACAGCCATTGATGCAGTAGGTTGTTGAACTCCTACATCACCTGAAGTAGTTTCAGGCTTAATAGGTGGTTCTAACACATTCTTCTTCATTAACTTACGTTCTTCTTCATACGTTAGTTTTGTGTAACCTTGCTCTTTCAAGATATTATGTACAGATTCATCCGCTAGAGGTAATAACCCTGTGTTCTTAGCTGCGATTAACTGTGCGAAGTCTTGACCACGCATATCTTTATCAGAGAACTGTAGGTTTGGAATGACCACAACTTGACTATCGTCAAGGTTCATCCATCTAGCAACCTTTTTAAGCAGTTCTTCTAATGCGTAGGCAGCCGTCACAGCAACTTGGTTTAAGTTAGCTGTTTGTGCAGCCATACGAATTTTAAGTGCGTCACCTGATTCTTGCTTAGAATTACTGTTCATCAACTGTCCAGCTTTACCGACAGCAGCTTCTTTATCGTTAGCGATTGCTTGGCGCATTTCAGCTAAACCTGAACTAGACACACCAATAAACTTCGCGTCACCGCCTGGGTCAACATCAATCTTTGCGCCAGCTCCAACTCGTGTAGCTGAATCTTCACCATGATTAACGCCACCAATCACAACTAAGGTATCTTGACCTTGCATATATAATGTGTGACGATAATCTGCTTCAGCGCGATAAATAGCTAACGATAAATTCGCTAAACCTAATAACGGAGGTGTGTCTGGTGTTGCTAATACATCCTTACTATTGACAAACACAAATGGGATTTCATTTAATGTTTGACCACGATATTTAGGTGTAATGAAATCCGATGGTGTAGCAGTATCAACGTTTCCTAAAAGAATACTTTGTGAATAAATACTAGATTGTCTGTCTTCTTCGTTAGCAAACACATCACCTAGCGATAATACGCGGTATTTAACTTCTTCACTCCAACCTAAGCCGTTATTACGAACCCATTCAGTTTCATCCAACACAATTAGGTTAAGTGCATTCATACCGACATTATCAGAACCTTCATCCCAATTTACAATGTTTTCTGCATGATACACAGCAATATAAGGCATACCTGAACCTGATGAATCAATATCAGCAAGCAAGCCTACTCGACCTGTAATTAACTGTTGTGCGTGAATTCTACGCAACAAATACGATAATGAATCACCGTTAATGGTAGCCTTGCTTCGCAAGAATTCCATTTCTTTCGGTAGGTTAATTTGTGTCGGCTTATAGTGCAATAAGCCTATATAAGACTCTACTGCATCATAAGGAAAGTTATGATAAACAGCTCGTTTCTTGTATGAATCGTATGCTTCTTTACCTAGTTGACCTGACAGCATTCCATCAATTTGATGTCCACTTGTAGCAGGTAAATACACTTCACCTTTACTTTTAACTTGTTTCTCACCTTTATAACAATCGCGCATCAAAGTCCAATCTTCTAATGCGTAAGTATATAATGGATGTGTTAATGTGGCTTGCATCATTACCCTTCTAATATAAAATTATGAATTCCAGCAATACCAAGCACAAATGCAAATATCGCTACTAAACTTTCAGTAGGTATATGAAACTGGGTCGCAAGTAAGGGGATTATTGCTAACACACCTTGTTGCGAACCTTTTTCACTCAATTTGAACTTGAATCGTTGCCACAAAGAAGGTTTATACTCGGATGGTGTTTTAAGAGAAGTTAATTCTTCTCTTAACTGTGCTACCTGTAATTTTAATTCAGATAATTCGTCCATTCTAAACCTTCCTTAGAACTTATTTACTTGCTTTGAACGTCAAAACTTGTTTAGCAGGAATAGTCAATGCTTCACCTGTTTGCGGGTTACGTCCATTACGTTCAGCGCGTTGTTTAACTTTAAATGTACCAAAGTTAGGCACAGTTAATTTACCTTCTTCTACAGATGTATTCTTCACGATAGTTAGAACGATGTCTAATACTTCACGAGCTGATTTCTGACTTACTTCTACACCAGCTAAAGCCAATTGAGTTTGAACTTCTTTTACTACTTCTTTTAACGCCATGATTATCTCCAATAGGAATGATTTATTTGATTTGATTTAAAACAGTGGGAATAGTATCATAAGTGTAGCACACTTGTCAATACCTTTAATTAAATAAAATAGGGGTTTAAATAAATTATTACAGAATTTTCCAGATAATCGAAGATGTATCTGTCGCAGAACTAGATGTAAATGTGATTGATGTTCCAGGTACTCTCGCCGTTTCAGTTATTTGACCAACCGTACCAGCCTGATTACGACGCGCAACAAATACTTTTGATGATTGTGTAACAAGTGGTGATGATACAGTAACAGTGCCAGCTACTAATGTTGCGATATAGGTATTGTCGTCAATTACTTCAAAGCCACAATCAATCACATCAAACTCAATAATGGCATCAGTAGGTGTGTGTGATTTGATGTAAGTTTGCAAATATAACTTTACGTTTGTTATGTAATTCGCTCCGTTGTCAGGTGAACGATACGGACACAATATTATTTCTTTAACAATATCACCATTTCTAAACTCACCATCAGCGTGTGAAGATTGAAAATTGTACATACTTTCAATCCCCAATTGAGTAGCCCCTATTTTGTATCTAGGGTTGATTGAGATGCTTCTTATAAATTCCGCTCCGCTTCGTATTTTGACTACTGCGTAAGGTCTTACCGCATCGTAAGGAATTGTTGGTGTAAAGTCTGTAAGCAATAATGAGCCTAGCGGTTTAAATAGTAATCCACTAGTATTAACATTGGTCACGCTAAATCGCAAACCAGGATTCAACGCAGTAGTTGTGATTAAACCCCAACCAAGTGTGCCAGCACTATATACACACCCCGTAGGTGTGGTTGAACCTGGGACTATATTTGTTCCAGTTAATGCTACAGAACCTGTCAACGCTGGATTTGAAGAAACTGTTTTGTTTTCATTAACTGGGTTACTAATCAAGCTACCAATAGCTGAAATAGCCACTCTTGCTGAACACATTACAGCGGGTGGCGTTGGGTGAACTACAGTGTCAGTGTAAGTATGAATTTCAATGTTTCCATTTGTTATCGCTAACCCACTTGCGTTAGTAATCGTGTAAGTACCTACACCACCGTTTGTTGTACCTGTGTTGGTAATAGTTGCATAAGTCCAGCCAGGAACATAATCTGTTGTAATCGTAACTAATTGATTTAATCCAATAGTGGTGTTGTCAGTGATACTATTGACTGTCAGCGTTGTACCTGAGATAGTTCCAACCGCTTTGACTGTTTTCCATCTAGCTGTTGATTCCGAATAACTAGCACCAGGGTCATATACAAACGTAATTTTCCCATCTGCATAACTATCTAATCGAGAGTTAAGCTCAATAAAATTAGCTAATCTAGTGGCATTAGGAAAGACAGATGCAGAAGGTCTACATTTTCCAATCAGTATTTTAATGTTTGGAAAAGCTGCACGAGCTAATGCGATAATTTTATTTAGGTTTGCAATAGAGGTATCGACAGACAAGTCCTGCCCTAAGTCATTTTCAAAAAGTGCATGAATCCAAAGTAAATCAGGAATTACATTGCTTGATTTGCACGCTTTGAAAAGCATTGAATCTACTTCATTGGCAATCGTAGTTGATGTCGCCCCGCCATGTCCATGCACACCTCTCGAATCACAAAAATTAACACTTGAAATATATACACTGCTTAATTCAGGCAATCGGAACGCTCCGCCTGAAAAAATGTTAGCCCATACCATCTCACTTCCAGCATTGAATTGGCTTTTACCATCCGCAACCTGACATTGTGCCGTGATTGAATTGCCAACCATAATTGTGGTTAGGCGTTTTGTTGATTGTCCGTTTATAGAAACTAACGATTCTCCATCAGAATACAATTTTAATCCATTCTGGTCAGTATAAACCACTTCATCCACATAAGGAGTTAATGTTGATAGCGGAATTGGTTTATCAGAAGTTGTTATGTATTTGAATATTGGTACATCATATTCTCTACCCGTATCAGTTACAATATAATTTTTACAGTCTTTCATTGTAGTATTTCCTTAGCTAAATACTTGAAATCATAGCATACTATCTTTATAAAGTCAATATATTATTTATGGACAATAAAAAACCCTTTATGATTTTTAATCATAAAGGGTTCGCTAAATTGGATAAAACTTAACCTAATTCTTCATACGATAACATTTTAATATCGAATTCATCGCGTTTAATATCACCGTAATCAGCGTAAACAACACTCACAATACGTTCATCACAACATTCACATGAATCATTGATACTTTCAATCGTCATTGGTGTAGAACGGTCAAAATCCGAGTTTAAATAAACTACATCACCTACTTCTGGTACTAATTCTACTTTCATTTTATCTCCTAGTTAAAGTTTCAGCGATTATATCTGAATCAGGTTTATCTGTCAATTCTTTTTTACCGAAGATTCTATCCCAATTGGCAGCATATTTTTGTTGATTCGTTGGTCTGGGCGTTGAACCTTTACCGCCATTCCACTTACCATGATGTACTTCTGGTTTCATTATTTTACCTCGTTTAATAATCGTGTTTTCATATTGTTGTAAAAGATAATTGCTAATACATTACCTTCTTTAAATGTGTACCAATCATACGTTGTATTAAAATCTAAGTCAATTCTAGCTGTCTGAACCGTTCTGTTTAAACCTCTATACTCGAATTGCTGTAGTAAGATTGTATTTGTAGTAGTGTGATGAATAGTTGGATTAGAGTTTAATTTAATAACTAATCGGTAGTCATGTTCATTCACCCTGCTTAGAGTTACTGTGTTAATGATGCTCTCAGTGTCGTTTATTTGTTTAATTTTCATTGGTTTGTTATCCGAAGTTGGAAAACCTAACTGTATTTTACTACAGCTAGGTTGATGTCACATTTATTTTAACAATTTATCTTGTCGTAGAGGGATAATGATGTCACTTACTCTATCTTTACACAAAGTATAAATTTCGCTATGCGATAATTCAGCTTTCATCCCATCACGAATTGCAATCTCAATCATTGTTTCAGCTAGTTTTAATAACTGTAACTGACGTGAATCCATAAAGTCGCGTTGACCTGCTTCGACACCCATGACTTTATTTGTCATAGTTGTTAGATTGACGTAAAACCATTTATCGGCAGTTTTTGAACCATTGCCTTTAGCGTATGCAATCAAATCCTTAATCGCGTCAGTTTCACTTCTACGAACTTTTTTACCTTCCAACCTAGCTAAATCTCGTTCAGCTAATTGTTTTCTAGCATTACTAAATGCTTTAACTAAATTTAATTTTAATTTAACAACCTTATCGTTGTTTCGCATATTAGTTAATACAAAATAACATTGGTCTTCATTTAAAAGATAGAATTTATGAAGTTTTGCGCCTCGATTACCTTCCTCCTTCACTGACTCCGATTCAACTGGGAGCAGTCCAAGTTCTTGTAATTCCTTACTATATTTAACAATGGATTCGTAAATTGTACGATGACGATGGTCTAGTTGAGTAGCTAAAAGACGAGAATCTACGCGAAACTCAGATTGAACTAATGTGATTAAATCAGTATTTGACATGATATTTTCCTTTTATTAGGTTATGCCACAATTGGCAAGAAAATAGTATCATATCTTAAAGTAAATGTCAATATAAATCTTCATAGTACCATACTATTTTTATAAAGTAAATAAATCAAGTCAAACCTACAACACGACCTCCTTTTCCACCCGCAGCATTCATAGATAATAGTTTATATCGAATTGTGTCAAGATGGTGGTCATTGTGACCGTCTACGTCATCAGGGTTCTTTTTATCGCGCATCATGTACGGTACAATTTCTAATAACGCTCTATTTTCATCAATGTTGAACACAAAGATACCAGGTTTATCACGATAACTTTTATTAGGTGTTATCATTGAATTAAACAATCGTTCTTTAAATAAAGTAATCCCATCAACACGAGTACCTGCTTTTTTCAATCCTTCAAATCTACGCCAGGTAATCCCTTTATACACTTTATTACCCACTGTGACAGGTTGATTCATCAATCCGCACACGCTATTTCCACTTATTTGAGCAAACATAGCTGTGTCGCAAACCCCGTCATTTACTCTACCATAAATACCATGCGCCAATTCATGTCTAACGATAAGTTCAGCAAGTTCTTTAGGTAGAATATCAGTACCTATGTCCAATCTATCTTCCATACAAGTATAGATGGAATTAAAAATAAATAAATCGCCTTTAATAGTTGATTTCGTTTTCCCATTTTTTAGACGGACATCTTCTCCATTCGATTCGGCAAAATAAATCACTGCTGACGGACTCGATTGTCCCCAGTCCATGACCCTATCTATGTACCAATCAGATGGAATATCAAATGGGTCGATTGCGTGAGTATCAAAGTCCCAGACATTTGCAAAAATACCCGATTCATCTGCAACGGCGTTCCAATCACCATCGACCCAACAAGCGCGTAATCTAGGGTCTTGAATGTTAGATAGCGACGCGATATAAGACTGGTCTAATTTAGGATTTTCAGTATAATGACCTTGAATATGACAGATTGTTCTAGTGATTATTTTCTTTTCTTTTGAAATTTGGTCGATAATTTCAGTATGTTTTTTAACAATTTCACCTGGTTTCCCAATATCAACGAATCGCTTTTTTACTGCTAGAGCCGAAACGCCAGAGGGATTAGTCGTCGAGAACACACACATAGGGATTGGAGGTAGAATAGAGCCGTCTGGTAGCGGGTGGTCTTCAGGCACAAATCCACTTCGATTGATAGATAGTAATAAATCATAAATTCGTAAATCTCTATACTGGGTCAACTCGTTTATACCAATAAAAGGTACAGAAAAACCATGTAAATTTTGGTATTCCTCCTCAGTTTCAACAGAGCGAAACATAAGTGTTTCCCCCGATTTCCACTGCCACTTTAAATCACCTTTAGATGAATAAAACTTAGCTCCGTCATCGAATGCACTATACATTCTTTTCGATTCCATGATTAAGTTATCTAAGTTTTTATATCCCCTATCAATAATGACCCCAACCCAGTGACTTTTGTAACCCCTACCAACAGTAGCTCTAAACCTAGCTAACTGTGCAATCGACTTACCGACCCCGCGTCCAGATGAATATAGCACTTCGTCCGCAGGACAATTTAATGCCAAAGTTTGAGAACCTGGATTAGGTCGAAATACCACATTCACATTCTTAGGTACTTGAAACCCAGCATCAATCATAAAACACACCTATCAACGCATTAAAATCATCAACCATATCAAACTCACTTTGTAGTCTAAACTTTAAATCTGTGGTAGCTGAATCACACAATAACGTATCGATATCGACATCCGCTAGTGAATCTAATTCATAAAATTCATCGTCATCCATTTTAATTATTTCCTTAATGTTGTAATGTTATATCGTTACCTGAGCTTATCAAGTTTGATATGTCAAGTGTTGAAACGCTCAGACCTAACTTGAATTCAGACACAATAGTAATTAAATCAAGTAACGACACATAATGAAAGTTACCTAGAATAATGTTATTAAACACACCATTATCGCGGTATCGTTCAATCACCTGCTTCTGTGTGAACGTTAATCGTTTACTCGTAATCAATCTATCAATCAGTAGCGTTAATTGATTAGCGAGTGTTAGCGAAGTGTATTTAATAAATTCTTCATCGTTGTTAAGTAATTTCTGTTCTAACTCAGCTTTCATATAAACCTCGAATCGTATGTGAATCACATAAATCTATCAGTAACGAATCATCCTGTTTAAACGCACAGATAATAGGCGTAGATTCATAACTATCGAAATCGTTAATGATTTGATGGAATATATGCGGCATGACGAATACCGCATCCGCTGGTAGTTCATTATAATACAAATGTGTGTCTAAAAACGTTACACCTTGATGAGGCTTATAACAGTAATAACCTGTCTTTAATTTTGATGTGTATGAACTCATGATACTAAACTCGCTTCTAAGTCTTTTTGAAGTTTTGATTGTTGTGTTTGAGCTACGGAACTCCAGTCATCTACTGACATAGGGGATGGAATCAACATGATATTGGAAATCTGTGTAGCTGTTTCTTGTTTAGGAGCTTCAATACCTGTCAATTGAGCAATCGTTTTAGCGGCAGCTACGCGAGCAGAAGGATTAGCCGCTTCACCATCATATCTTACGATGTTCATTAGATTGATGATAAGTTCCTGTTTCAACTTCTCAGGGTCTTGAACGATAATAGCGTCTTTGTACTGACGTTTCTTGATGTGTCCTTGTACGAATGGTGAGTTCATAAACTTATCAGCCACAGTTTGAGCATGGACAGCAGTAATTCCAATTCGTAATGCGGCTTTTCTAGGGTCTTTATCGAAACTATATTCTTCGACAAATTTAAGCATAATCTCCTGTTCATAAGGAGGTGGGTCTGATTGTATTCTTAATTCATTATCCATAATGTCTATAAATTGAAATAAAGTATGATAGTTATAAGGCTATCATACTTTATATGAAAAGTCAAGCTACGTGATATTCCCTGACGTGAATATCAAACTACAACCAACCGCAATCATTATTTCCATTACCGCTAGACGATGCTTTAAATAAAGCTATTATAAACATACCGAAGAACACAATAAGCGGTATAAATACAATGATACCGCCTATAAGTGTGAATAAAATAGTGATTGGATTTGTACTATTCAACCACAATAAAAATTCAGACTCATAATTTAACCTACAGGATTCACAATTTCCAATACTTCTGACCATGAAGTAAGAGTATTACTGTTATAACTATCATCAGGTTTATCAATTGCATTAGGGTCAAATACCTGATGATTGTGAACCACAATAGCGTGATTACCTCCGCGTACAGTTAAGCTGGGTACGGTAATAATATAGGTTCTATCCGAAAATAAGGTATTCGTCACACATTGTACATAGTCATGATGACCTAATCTATCTAGGATTGTCATAGTTTGACGCATATTGATTCCTTCACCTTTATAGTCAGGATAGTGTTTATGTACTTGTTCAAGCGTTAAATCTAAACACATTGCGATACACGCTAATACACAATCGTTGTTGCCTTGTTTTAATAATTTCATTTTAATATGTTTTCTTGTGTAATGTAGGGATAGGGTCTAAGGTAGTTTTTAGGCTACCTTAGACTGTGAGTGTAACGAGCTGTTATTTTAATAACTTCGTTATTAGCGGTAACGACCATCTAATTTCATCATCTACACAATCGAAGTGTCGGTTAGCTAACGCTAACGGAAATCCTGTATCATCACAATAACCATTATCGTACAACACAGTGTTTAGTTTAAATTCAGGCACACCTAGTAGGTATGATAGGTCTTTAATCGTGTTACGTTTTAATACAACTCTATTAGGTTGTTGTAATAGTTTTTCTTTCATGTTGTTTTGTACCTGTAGATAGTTAATTAAATTTTGCTCACATTGGATGAAGTATTTACGGATAGACTTACCTCGCTCGTTGTTTTCTAACATACCAAGTTCTTTAGCCATGTGAGGTGACACAATGTAGTCAATATATTCATTAAACCCTTTCATAGTAGTGTTCACATTTTTGTGAACGGAATAATCCACACCCTCAACGAAGTCATATTGGTCGATTCGATATTTAATCCAATCAGCAAATTTACGTTTTGAATCTAAGAAGTGGTGTAAATCACGAGCGTTAATACAAGGGGTGGATAAGTTGTCTGTAATAGACGTGATAAATGATGGTAAAGCTGAGGTTTGTACTGATAATTTCATAATAATGTACCATAATAAAATAAAGGTTATATGTGTTTGGAATCTGATAATTAGTAATCAGTGTCTTGCGACCACATATAACCTTCAAATCTTTATTTTATCTGGTTTCACTAATTTAACCGATTCCAAACGGTCTTGTCAAGCATAATTTGTACTTAACGATGATAATAGTAACATTTTACTTCGTAAAAGTCAAGGAATAGTTTATAAGTGGTTGATTTTGTTAGAGTTTGTTGTTGGTTATATGGGGTGGGGTTAGTTGGGTAAATTCGGTAAGAATGCAGAAGGTGGAATGATACGCGCCCGATAGCTCCTGACCGTCGGCATGGTACGGGCTGGGGTCAATCCTGCCCTTAAATTCTAGGCAAAAAAAAAGGACAGTTATGTCCTTTTTTTATCCTATTCAACCACTAAACTATATCAAAAGGCTCTAATTTATACTTTACTATCTTACGTTTTAACGTGTTTAGTGTATTAGCATACAATGTAAAATCGTTTGTCCAGGTTGCAAAAATTGATATATTGTCATAGATGCCCGCATGAACCATAAAACGCCTATTGTTTACTTTTACCACTTGACTGACTAAACAATTGATAACTTTAGCATCGAGCCTCATGTTAGATAGTTTGTTGTTTTTAGTTACCATTCTATTAAATTCATTTTTCATTTTATGTATTCCTTATTCTAAGCTAAACCGCGTCATTTTGACGCGGTTAATATATTGTTATTTTAATTCCGCCAACATGATAAACATCTTATGCCGCTGATTTTTAGCGTGTTCAAGTTCCAATTGTGCTAATGTACCAGTTTTACAAGTAAGTTCCAATTCTTCTACCCTTTTACAGTAACGAGTGTAAAGTGCTATTTCATTATCTGATAGCACTTTACCTGTGTAACATTTATAACCTTTTTCTAACATTTCATTGCCCTTTCAAAAAATTAGTTAGAAACCTTCTTGCAGAATCATAATTACTAAACTCAAACAATTTGTGGCTTTTTGTGCAATGTATTACATAATAACCACTAATGCTAAGATAAAACTCGCAACCTTGAAAGCCTAAGATTACTCCATCGTTAAGCCTTGTTTTATTGATTTTTACTTTCATAATTAAATCACTCGCTGAAACGTTGCAGCATCAAAAAATGTAGATTCATGACATTTATTGCCGCCGCCTGAAACCGCTCTTTTACGTCGCAATTCATAACATTCAACACCTTTATACGTTACTGTTTTACTCGATACCGCATAATTACCCATTGAATCACCGAAGAATCTCATTGTTTTACGATTGAAGAAAAATGAACCTGTTTGTACAACATTATATTTTAAATCAGATACTGTTTTAACCTTGATGAAATCTAACATTTTAAAAACCCTCCAAAATAACACATAATGATTCGATATCGCTCGCGCTAAAAATTAAACTTAGTTTTTTAGCTGATTCTGTACAAGTTCGATACACTTTAAAATTGGTCATTGAGTCGTTATCATAACCAAACTCGTTGCAAAACTCATCAAATGACATTACTCCTGAGTCATAATCTAGCAATAAACAGTAAATTACATCAGCGGCGGTCGGTTGTTTAGTTTTACCTAAATCACATCTTCCAGTTTGTAATTCATCTAAAATTAAACGATTTTTAGTGTGATAACTTCTATCAAGACGCGCTTTATTAACTCGGTTAGCTAAGCAATTTCCCTGCCCTTTAAAATAATCAAAATCGACAACGTTTGAACCTTTAATCAGTTCAATTTTAAAATTCAACCGTGCGCCCTTTGTTAATGTTGCGATTGTTTGCGGTATGAAATGCGCTTTAAATGCAATATTTTTTGACGATAAAAACTCGCTTATTTCTTTTGTGTAATCTTTTGACATTGTAGTAACTCCAGTAAATTAAAAAATTAAGGCTTGATAAATTCAAACCGCGCCGACACCTTTTACAAAGTATCGGAACGTTTTAAACTTTAAAGGTTAAACGATTTTTTAAATGCGCGGATTCTTTTTTTAACTTGTACAATCGATTTGCTGTAATAGCAAGCGCAACCGATTAGCCTTACACAATGAATTGTAACATTGCCTTTAAACGTCACAGAGTGAATATAAAAATTGTGATAAGGTATTATATTCCCTGTTTTAACAGGTGTAAACTCGTAAAGGTCGTGCAATTTTTGTTGATACTTTGACATTTTAAATCACCTTAATTTTATAATTGAAAGGATAAGACTCTAACTCGTTTTTTAACAGGGTATACTGTTCAATTGTTGCGCGTTTGTATCGTGTCAATGTTTTACTAGCTACGCCATGCTGGCCAACGTGTGCATAACTTAAAATACAATTATTGTTTTCTGCTATATCGACAAATAATGCTACACATACGCCATGAAAAATAATGAATTTTACTCTTTCCATTTTAAACCCTCTTTTTGGTAAATTTTAGTTATAACACATTCAATGCTTTTATCGTCCAATCCTTCACTGAAGGAATATTCGAATTTTTTATTGACATAATGAAACACCAACCAACTAGCCGCAACGTGAGAATCTTTGATTTTTGGATTAGCGGCTAAGTTACCGCGTGCTAACTCAAATTCGAATTGTGTACAATTATCTATCATTATTGTTTCAAGCAACAACCTTTTTTCTTTTATCATTTTCATTTTAACCTACATTTTTAAAATTTTGGATAACTCGCGCCGACAATGGCGCGGCAAATAAAAAATAATGTTGCCATGAATGCAACGCATAATAATAAACCAATTAAACCATAAATCATAAATAATCCTCTTCGACCAATTCAATTGTAGCTGCAATGCAACAATGGTCAAACTTTACAGCGCAATTATGTGATAAATTCGACAATTCGCCCCACATTAAACGGTGACGCGGTAATACATTAAAAAACTCTTGTTTTGCGAGAGTTAAGGCATGTTTCGCTGTCATGCTATCCGCGCCGAAAGTAAATTTTTTAATCCAGCAATAATTTAATTCACCACCGAAAGTATCGGTAAATGTTACAACAAAAAACCATTTTTCTAATTTTTTCATAATCTCACCTGATTAAAAAATTGTTTTAGGAAGAGGTTTGTTGCTGTATTTAACTCGCTGTAAAACTCAAGCCCGTTTTTATTCACAACAATTGAACCGTCTTTGAATTGTGTGATGTTATATCCGCCCATTTTAATTTTTTCTATCATTTCATTACTCTCTTTCATATGTGTTTAAAATTAAAGTTTAACGCGCTTATACAAACGCGCTAAAGTTTAATTGCTGATATTTCATTCTGTCCACGTTTGACTCACGTCAATCTATAATCAGCTAAACTGTTTCAAGTTACTAACCTGTATCAATACCGCGCCATTGAGTATTTTATTTACAAGTTAGACTTTGAAACTAACTAAACCATATTGTTAAAGAGCTAGGCAAATAATCCGCCTATAAATCCGTTTTTTTACCGCTTGGTGCATCCTGCCCCGTTGAAAAGAATTATACGTATTTTTATTTTTACGTCAAAAGAAAAAACGAAAACTTTTTTAAGTCGTGCAAATCAAAACAACCTATTTTCTTATATATCAATAACTTATCATGCGACAATTTACCATATTGAATTCCATTTTATAACAAAATAAACTGTTACCAATGGCAAAGTATGCATATTAAGTAAACAAAACACTTTCGGGCGTTCAATTTTTGCATTATATATAGTATAAAACTCTATTCATAAGGCATCAAAATTGACGTGTAAGCAACGTTTCCAGTTTAGGAATACAAACATACCCTTAAACTGGAACTACTCAAATTTGAGTAGTTCCACTAGAATTTTAGATTGTAGTTAATCGACACTATATTGATAGCGATTCGCTATAGTTGAATGCTATCTTTGATGATAGTAAAGCTATCGTTTTTGAAAGTAAAACAATGTTACGCGGCGATAATGTGTCACGATTTCAAGTTTGATAGTTTTACTATTAAACTTGAAAGCTATTATCCACGATAGAAACGCTATCAAATAACCATACAAAAAGTAAGGATTCATAAATGCGATTTACGCCACGTTCTCGACATGACTAATACAATCGGATGACTTAGATTAGAAAACGTCCTGAGTGACCACTCAGGTGGCTAGGATTTAGTAAATACTACTCTAGCCCCTGAATAAAATTCAGATTCAAATTCCCATGAAATTCATTTTCGGATTTCCAGACACAATAATTAAACAGGAGATGTACCATGCTACGCGATATAAATACCATGATTACGCTAGATAAAGTTCAACACACCAATCACTTACTCGCTGAGATTTATAAACTCGCAGCAAAAACTCTTGAATTGATTGAAGTTGCAGAATTAGTTGATTTGATGATTGGATTGACACAATAGTAATCCGATTTTCAGACACAATGTGAGTGTAGCGAAGCGGAACGGCAGGAGGGAAGTGAGATGAAAGGCACGTTCGGAACTCGCTGACGGTAGAACAAACTCGCTCGAATTCATAAAACCCCTGATTAGTTTTGTACAAATTTTCAAATCGATTTTTACCATGAATTTCAATATAGAATACCGAGCTTATGGCTCGGTATTCGTGTTTGTGTGTTATTCTGCAAGTAACCTGCTTACCATTGACATTACTCTATCATATTTATTATACAAATCGTTTATATGTTCTTCGCATTCGCGTAATCTATATGAAGATTCAGAAACGCTAGTTTCAATTTTCAATTCATTCTTCATGAATGAATCTAATAGTAATTGCTGAAAGCCATCATTTGTGTAACGCTGTTGATGTGATTTCGACACAATATCTTTCAATGCTTGAAAGTTGGTAAGTGTGAGTTTGTTTGTAAGTCTAAGCATTACGTTTTCTGTTTTCATTGGTAGTTCCTCAGTTTGTGTTGATTTTACATCGTTAATTAATTTGCTCAACGCCGCACTATTCGTCATACCAGCATAATTAGCTTCCTTAAACTCTCTGAACGCTTGTAAATCTTCTTCACTCGATAATCTTAATGTTGCTTGTGTCATGTTACATTCCTTCTTTAGTTAAATTTATTTGATACACAACGTATTTGTGTAGGTTTGCGATTTGGTCAGTCATCGCTGAAAGCATATTTACGACCTTATCTTCAGGTTTAACAGTTGGTTTGTTCTTGAATCCGTCTAAAACTAATGTTAAAAACTCTGAATTTGAGATTGTTACTTTGTTCAAGTATTCATATTCACGTTTAACGGCTGAGAATTCCTTAGCGGATTCTGGATTTGAGAACTTAATGATGCTCATAAAAACTCCTAGTTGGTTGAAAGAAATGTCATTATACCAATAAAACAAAGGATGTTAACGAAAAGATATACCTAAAGGTAAAATAATTATATTCAATAGTATATCTAAATATACCTTTAGGTATATCTTCTTGATATAATTAGTATATCAAAAGCGGGGTACTTGGTTTATCTAGGTATATCTGAAGGTATATCAAATTTGGTAACTAGGTATATCAAATAAGGATACACGGTATATCTAAATTAGGTCACTAGATATACTAAATTAGGATAAAAAGTATATCGAAATATACCGTCAAGTATATCGAAATATACTTCAAGATATACCTTTAAAAATGTAACAAAAACAACAACTTAACTTTTTTGATTTTTTTCAAAAAATAATTTTCTTATAAATCAACAGCTTATAAAAGTTACCCTTTGTAAAATTCAAGTATAATAAAATCAATGACTTAGGTGAATTTTTCGTACTAAGTAAAAAAGTTGAAATTAAGTGAAAATAAAATGTAAGTAATTGATTATTATAATAATATATATTAATAATATATATATATATTATAATCCATGTTTTTTCTTCTGATAAAAGGGGGTATTTAGGGTAAATGGGTAATTGTTAATTTGTACATTTGTCAGACAAATGTACAAATTTCCAAATTAACATCAAAAATAAAAAACCCTATAAGAAAAAAATTAAAACTTCATAAATCAACCAAAACCCTTATATAATCTACCTTTCAACCAACACTAAAATTATTTCATGTCAGACAAAATAAAAAACTCCTTATAAATCAATCATGGACGAAATAAATCAATGACTTATGATTTTCCTATTTAAAATCATGTACTTACGCACATAACTTAACCACTTTTATCCTCACACTAACATCTCCACTTTACAAATCTCTCCAACTCAGCTATAATCCCTCACACAATATCGGTAACGACTTATTCAACTTACCCGTATTGTGTCTGTATCAGGATATTCATATAGACTTCATCCTATTCATATCAACCAAAAGGAATCTCAATCATGGCTTCTAAAGCATCATCTCCAACACATACTAATGTGGATAAAACCAAACCTAACTCTAATAATTCTAATAACTCACCTACTGAACCAAACATCACCACAATAGAAGCTACCGACAGACTTAGTGTTCGAGTATCAACACCTGTTCGTGACTTATTCACCGCTATTCAACATGGTAATAACTATTCAGCTAATGGTGTAATGACACACTTCCTAGACTTATACATTAAGTATCATGGCGAAGCATCATCAACTAAGCTCGCGAACTTCTGTAAAGCGACTATCTTCGATGACGATAGACTTGAACTCATCACCCAATTTATTAACGACGTTAATCTTACTGATGTCATGAATGTGTCTGAATTAACCTCCAAAGTTAGCACACTAGAAAACGAAGTTACCTCATTGAAAGAACAGATTAGAAAAATTCTGAATAATCAAATGATGACTTCATCTAATGTGTCAGATAACGAATCAAAAATTTCCCACATAGAATTTCAAGATTTCAAAATAACTGACGGGGTAGGGTCTTTAGCTACGTCTACAGTTACTACCACACCTACATTTACACTACATGAAGATTCAAATGCTAACCTATACACATTACTAGCGGCTACATTCCCTTCATCTATTACTGTGTTCGCAGATAGAAGTATTAATGATTTAATAAGTCATGAATTAGGATTACCTAAAACAACCTATGAACATTATGTGCATAATTACGCCGCTATTCGTGATTCAGGTTCATACACAACCCAAACCTTCGATGCTATCGAGAAACATATTGCTACGTTCAATAAAGAGCTTATTTTGATGCTTAATACCCACTGTGATAACACCATGATGTGTGAAACATTCTTACCTTGTAATGGCGGATTATTAGTCAACTATCTAACAGCTAGATTCAGCTCTATCGGCAAAGATAATGTGTTCGCTAACATTAAACCGTTAGATTCATCAATCTGGTCACTTACCCTTCGTGAATTAGACAACTTAATTTCACTATTACCTAAGTTTAAAGCCACACACGACTTTAAACTATCATCTAAAACCTTGAATGCACCACAAAGCACAATGAAATCTGTTTTAACACAGTCTTACGGATTCATCTTTAAAGCCGCAAATAGCTTCAACTCGTTTTAATGTGTTATTCTAATTAACCTACACAATAAGGAAATCTAAAACATGACATCACAATACAATACTACACAAATTACACAAACCAACTACGATGATGCACCAGAATACAACGACTACGAATACGTCCCAACTGTGTTTCAACCTATTTCATTTAAAGGTACAAAAGAACGCAACTTAATTTACATTCCTAACGAACTTAAACAGTCTTCTATCTGGCTATTAGCGGCTGATGAAGAAGGTCAACCTGACGGTAAAATCCCCCATATTGTGACCGATTCAGATATGTTGCAACGCTACAATAAGCGTATGGGTCACGATACCTTACCCTACGTTATGGTGGATTCATTCAACGAAAAATACGGCTATGATTTAGGCATTGTCCTGACTACTGCCGACCATTTAGCGGTTATCGACCTTGATGCGAAAGGATTACCTGAAGCCGATAAACAGACCCGCTTAAAAGGTTTTCATCAAATCATTAAGGCTTTCGATTCTTACACGGAATTATCGAAATCAGGTGAAGGTTATCACATCATTATTAAGACGGAAAAACTCATCGCTAAGAACTTTCGTAAGTTTGGTATCGAAATCTATTCTTACAAAGACCGTTTTATGCTCTTAACGGGTAATCGCGTGTCAACAATTACGTCCAGTGGTGATGATTCAACAGAAGAAGTAATCGACGTAGTCGAAGAATACAAATTACCTAGAAGTAACGCCCTAGCTAAGTCTATCAATGACCCTATCGGCTATCGAGAAGCGCAAGTAACTGCTTTATTAGCACAGTTAGGTTATAATGAAGAAGAAGAAATCATATCGGAATTAGCTGAAGTTCCGAGCAATTTATCTGACGACGAAGTAGTGGATAACATCTTAGATTCAGCCTTTGCAGATAAGTTTTCACACATTAGAACCTTTAACAATAATACTGATTGGGAAACAACACATTATCCGTCTGCATCTGAAGCTGTGTTAGCGTACTTTAACATTGTGTGTCGATTCACGAAATCAAATGAACAAGCAAAACGGATATTTAAAAGTGCGCCGTTATCGTTACGCGATAAATACGCAAAAAACGATTATCATATCAATCGCTGCCTAACGATTATTAGGTCGGAATTAAATATGACTCATGTAAACACCTATGTGGAGAATGTTGTAAATATGTATTATGAAAAACAGAAAGAAATCTTCGATAAACGCATTGAAAATGAAAAGTTAGCGATGGCTGACTGTACCAGCGAAGACGACGTAGATTTGACCGCTATTGAAAATGAATACGAAGAAGCGAATGAAGCATTCAAAGATATTCCGTTTCCATCTGGCTTAATCGGTGAAATCGCTAAATACTCGATGGCATCTGCACCACACAAACTCAAAGTAGCGCATATCGCTGCTGCCTTAGTGTGTATATCGGCAATAGCGGGTCGTCAGGTACGCTTTAAAGGTTCATCGTTAAACTTAGCTATTATTGTGGTCGCTAATTCGACAATGGGTAAAGAAACCTGTTCGTCTACTTTATCGGCTATTGCTAAAGCTACCGCGCCTGTTGGTGGCGATAAGTTTTTTTGTTTTGATAAAATATCGTCGGGTGGGGCTTTACGACAATTGATGTCGAATTCTGAATACGGTTCTATCGGTGCAACGCTACCTGAATTTGCACAGTTGATTGAACAAATGAAACAAGGTAAAGATGGCGCAATGGGTGGTTTAAAAGCGGAACTTTTAGATGCAGTAACGAAGAATAAATTGAATAGTCAGTACGGCGGTTCGCAACACGCGAATTCAGAAAATAATCGCGGCAGTATGGAAAGTCCCGCCTTCTCGTTAATCGGCGATACTGTACCTGACTTCTATGAAGGTATCACTGAAGAAATGTGTTCAGGTGGCTTTCTATCACGATTCATCATCTTGGAGCATTACAGTACCATTAAGCATAAATCCGATAAGTTTGCACATACAGTACAAGTCCCTAAAAATGTAATTGATGACTTAGGTTACTTAATTCAACAGGTCACATCGTTATACAACCGTAAAGATACCGTTGAAGTAAAACTCGATGACCCTTTAGTATTTGAAGAAGCGGATAGATTAGAAAACTATTTAACGTTGAAATTCAATACATCAAAAGATGAAGGTTATCGTCAAATCTACGGACGTGCTTACTTAAAGGTCATGGTTATCGCGTCATTACTCGCCTTTACCCGTAACTTAGGTGACCCGTCTATCTCAATGGAAGATTTCCAATGGGCGCGTAATCTAGTCATGCGCGATGTATTCAACATGGCAAATAAGCTGCGCGATGGTTCGGTAGGTGTGTCTGAACAGAATTGTAAACGTCGTGTCATGGCGTTAATCTACAAACTCGTTAAACACCCAAAAGAACGCGATAAAACCGCTAAGAACTACGGTCATTTATTAGACTTAGGTATTTTCCCACGCAGTCTTATGACACAACGCTTACAGGGTAATTCGTTTAAAATTGGTCAGATGTCGAACATCAAAACCTTAGAACTTATCTTAGACAGTGCCGTTAAGAACGGTGAAATTGCGGTACTAACGGATTCCGCGAAAGAACTCGTCGCTAAACATACAGGTCGAACTATTCGTGGCGTGTATTATCAGTTGCTTGAAGCGAAATACGTCGATAAACTAGCCGATATTCAAGCGTCGCTTACGATATAGCCACTTGAATATGATTCAATACACCGATAACACGGTGTATTGAATTTACAAAATAAATAAAACTAACTGGAGAACAACAATGAACTTAAATAACGACCAATTATACGTGTTAGATAAACTAACCGATTTCTTATCAGGATACGCGAATAGAATCGCTTTAGTTGGTGGAGGTGGCGTAGGTAAGACTACCGTTATTAACCAACTATTAGGTAAAATACAACATTCACATACCGTATGCGTCTGTGCGCCTACACATCGCTCACTTCGCGTTATTAAATCCAGTATCGAATACCCTACCGTAGAATACAAAACAATTCATTCCTTACTTGGATTAGTACCAATTAGTAATAAAGACCTCACTGAATTAGAGCAGAAAGGTAAAAGTAAAGTGTCTGATTTTGATTTACTTATTATTGACGAATCATCGATGTTAGGTAAATCATTATTGTCCAAATTAGATTTAGCGCAACAAGGTTCACATACTAAAATCATCTTTGTGGGTGATGATTATCAAGCTCCCCCTGTAGGGGAGGTACAATCACTTGCATTTAAAGATATTACGACGTTACGTTTGACTAAAGTTGAACGTACAAAAGGATGTGTTTTAGACTTGTGTATCCAAACAAGAAAGTGGATTGATGATAACCACAAACCAACTAAAGCAGAACTTCTTAGCTTTTGTGTAGTAGAAGAAGAAAAATCAGTATCAGAATGTGATTACAACACGTTCAATCAAGCGTTAGTTGCTCATTCTATGTGTATGACTACCGAAAACACAGATTACAGTAAAGCAATTGCTTGGACAAATCGCGCCTGTACCAATATGGGAAACACAGTACGAAAAGCACAAGGTTACGATACTAGAATTAACTACAATCAGGGCGAAATCATCGTATTACGAAAAGCCTTAACGGAAATGCAGACCTTAGTCGGATATAACCCGTCACTGCATGCTAAAGAAGGTTCTGATGAAATACTCTTACCAATAGGAAGTGAATTAGAAGTCTTATATGTGAAGGAAAACCCACCACTACTAATCGATGCGTATCAAATCAATTCAACGACTAATTTATGGGATGAATTTAAATTAGGTAGTAATCGAATTATCGCTAGATGTTTGGGTACAGGTGATGAATACGAATTTAACGTCGCTAAGAACCTACTTGAACACGAAACTATATTATCCGAAATGAATAACCTATGTAAAAAACATAGAATGGGTAATCCAGCTTATGAATACGCTAGACGTATTAACGAATTCGTATCAGCTCCACAAATAGTCTATAGTGGCACTGCACATTCTGTACAAGGTTCAACTTACGATATTGTGTTTATCAACGTAAGTGATATACTTAGCGCAGAACGATATAACGGTTTACAAACTGCATTGAAGTTGCTCTATGTCGCGTTTTCACGGGCTAAGAACCATATAGTTATGACGATGTAAAACAAAATTCTTAAATTTAAAATAATCGAAGGGGTAGGTTTAGTACCTATCCTTTCTTCAAACTAAAGGAAACGATAATGAATACGAAACAATGTACTAAATGTAAAGAAGTTAAGTCGGTAGATGAGTTTTATAAGAAATCTGGTGCTAAAAATGGTTTAGAATCTGCCTGTAAAATTTGCAGAGATTCTCAAAAGTCAATTACTCAAAAAAAGAGAATTACAGGGGAAATTAAATATATTAAAAAACAAACTAAGGCGTGTCCTAAATGTGGGATAGAAAAAGGAGTTTCGGAGTTTCATAAAGACAAAAATAGATGTGATGGATATTCAATATACTGTAAACTTTGTATAGGTATCGCAATTAAAAAAAGCAAAGCTAAAAAGAAACTCCAATACATTCAACCAACAGAAAAACCACGTTACGGTCTTATCGACTTGAATCGTGTCAAGATGGTGGATGAATTTAAACGCGCTAAAATCATTCAAGAACAACTATACGATGAACAAACATCATTACTTGAAATCACGAAAAAACATCGCTCTGTTATTGTGCAACGTAATTCGATGGAACTCCCTAAATTCAAAGTGGTGGAAAAAGATTTAAATTTTGTAAAATAAAGTTTGACATAGTACAAAAAACACAATTAAACTACACCTGCCTTAACAAAAAGGCTTAAATTACTTGGAGAATTACAATGAACACATTACACATCGACACAAAAAGCAGATTTAATAACTTATCTGACATAGACAAAGAAAACGTATTGTTATTCCTTGAAGATAAATACACCGAAGAATATGTGTGTATCAAACAACATGAAGATGGTTTAATTACGGTGCAAGATTATCAAGAAAGCGAGTTCTCAGAACTAAGCGATAAACGTGGTTACGTTAAACGTGATAAACTCTTAAAAAACATCTATATGCTTGATTACAAAGATTTTAAATACAAAGTATCGCGTAAGCAGGGTGTAGCTCACACAATAACTGTATGTGACGGTACAGTATTCACAGTAAGAAACGATGAATCGGATTCAAAAGATATTTTATATTTTTATTACGGTCATGCGTTTCATCGTACTGGAAATACAGAACGTTGTTTTGCAGAGTGTGTACTCGATAAGTTCCCTAATGCGCGTATTACTACAACTGAACAACAGATTGAACGACGTAAATTCGATAAGAAAGATAATTTTGTTACACATAGTGAATTTATGACTAATGAATATCCAATGACAGGTGTATGTACTGGTGTTCATGGTTATACTATTGATAATGGACGGAGTGCCGCGTGGTACATGGGAGAATAAGCATGTTCATAGATGACTTTAACAAATTAGTACAAAAACAAGTATTCGCTATGCTTAAAGCGAAAGAAGAATACGATTTAGCTGTAAGTAACGGTAAAATGATGGAATTTGATTACGAATACTTAGAGTTAGAAGGGTTAAGTATTGATGAAGCCATCGCTTATTTACAGGATGTGAAAAATACATTAAGAAAGTATAATGATGCGAGTGGTATTGTTTTAGAATCGGATAGTAATGAATGTGGTATCGCGTATATTTCATATAAACGAGAAGAATCTGATGTCGCTTTTAAAACTAGAATCAGTATGTTAGCGAATGACTTAGAAAGAAAACGATTACATCTTGAACTAATTGAACGTACACGAGATTTTTATTTAGCGGGAGTTAACAATGTTCAAACTATATAAGATAAATGACTTCGCTAACGAGTCTTATTATTCAACAGAAGATTTGGATATTGGTTTCACGACTGAAGTTGAATTAAAAGAATCATCGTCGTATAGTGTTGTAACTACACAAAGATTTAATTATCTTATGGGTGAATACTGTGAATATCACGAAGATGGTATTGGATTCGATGCTAATTCGCGCTGGGAAGTTAAAGATGGTTATGCTTGCGTGATTGAATGTATTGACCATGAAAATACTGTGTATTCCGTCATAGAATACTTTTATTCAGAGCGTGACAGTAGCTGTGGTTTAGTGTATGATTTACCTTATTGGTTACATTTTATTAAATTAGGAGAGTGAGAAATGAATGACTTTCTACTAGGAATGCTTATCGGTATATTTATCATGTCAGTTGGTTTTTATTGTGGTTATATGGTTAAACAAGGGGAATTAAGATGAGCAAAGGTTATGATATTAAACATTCAATTATCCATGCGTGTAAACAACATGGTACAGGGTTACAATTAGCAATTGATTTGAATTGGGCTATTGTGAATGATTTAGATTGGGTTGATGACGATGAAGAAATAACTCAGCAAGAATCAGTGTTCAAAATGTGGAAAGAATATGACAAAGTTTGATTTAGAGATTGAAAATATGATTCTTAAAGGGGAATTAGCTAATAGAATCGAAGAACTTAACGAAAAAGATGCTTTGATTGATGACCTATTCGATTCATTATCCGATAGAGATTCTAGCTTAGAAGATGCTGATATTGGATGTGAATTAGCGGCTATCAAGATTGACAAACTAACAGATTGTGTTCAAAGATTACTTTCACTTATTGAAAGTGAAACGGAAGGATTTAGCTATCCTTATGAGCATAAAGTTAGTATAATTGAATACGCTAAGAATTTATTAGTATAACTTAATTGGAGAAACAAAATGAGCAAATTTGAACAAGTAATCGCAATTAGACGTGAATCGGTAGGAGGCATGAAATGAGTTTTAAAATTAAAAAATTGAATGAAAACGCAATTCTACCAAAACGAGCGTACCCTAGCGATGCGGGGATAGATTTATTTACCTATGAAGATGTTATTATCGGTGTTGGTCAACGTAAGTTGGTAAAGGTAGGTTTAGCAATCGAAATCCCAGTAGGTTACGAGGTTCAAATTAGAAGTCGTAGCGGGAACGCTTATAAACACGGAGCAGTTGTCTTAAACTCACCTGGTACAATTGACCAACAATATCGTGGTGAGTTGGGGGTTATTCTAATAAATCACGGTAATACAGAAGTTGAATTTAAGTCTGGTTCTGCGATTGCTCAAATGGTAATAAATAAAGTAGAGTTGGTTGACTTTGAACTATGTGATGAATTGGATGACACTGAACGTGGTTCTGGTGGATTTGGTTCTACTGGTTAATTTTAGCTTGACAAGTTCTACTGTAATATGGTATATTCGGATACATAACGTCTGAAACCGTTACATAGTAGAACTCCTTATATGGGGTTATTAGATTTGTAGTAAATATACGAATAACTACAACGTACATAGTACGGTTTCAGGGTCTAATAATTTCATATAAGGAGTTTTTAATGTCTAAGAAAAAATGCGGATGTTGTAAAATTGAATTCGATGCGTCTGAATTTCACAAATCTTCAGTTAGTTGGGACGGTTTACAAGGGACTTGTAAATCTTGTAAAAATATAAAATCAAAAGAAATGAATTTAAGAAAGAAATACGTTGATTTTATATTTAACACTAAAGATAAGTATTGTATAACCTGCGACACAACTAAATCAATAAGTAAATTTAATTTAGCGGGTCAAACAAAAGACTTTTTAGCTAGAAGATGTATTGAATGTTATACCAACAAAATAAATTGTATAGGTGGAGAAGAAGATACTTTATCATGTTCAATATGTGAACAGATACATCACGTTAGTCATTTTTCAAAAGCAACTAATTCACTAAACGGGTTTAGACCAATGTGTAGAAAGTGCTATAATCAGATAACTAAAGATAGCAAACGTGATTATGATAAAGCATATAGAGATAAAAACCTAGCGGTTATAAAAATTAAAAAAAGTTTATATAAGAAGAATAATCGACATAAGCTAAACTACAGATATAAAAATGACAAATTATACGCAGTAGCTTGTTCTATACGAAGTAGAATTAGAGATTTCTTTTTAAGAAATAATAAAACTAAATCTAAAAACACACTAACTGTTTTAGGATGTACCTATATTGAAATATGTGATATTTTTGAATCGATGTTTGATGAAAATATGACTTGGAAAAATAAAGGTTCGTACTGGCATATTGACCATGTAATTCCACTGAGCTTTGGTGAAAATGAAGAAGAACTAAACACTCTTTCACATTATACCAACCTAAGACCTTTAGAAGCTGCTGAGAATATATCTAAATTTGATAAAGTATTAGACGACGTTATACGAAATCATTTTAAAGGTAATGAATCAGCACCTCCTTTTTTATTATATTTATCAAAACTTAGTGGAAACTAAATGACATAATCAAACCGAGTTTCCTAACTCTCGAATAAAAGTTAGGCGTTAATTAGTTGTTGACATAAGAATAAAACATCTATAGAATTTGAATCGTACCAAGTCGGTACTTAATTATTGGAGAATGAAATGACTATCCTACATGAATCACAGACTAGCGTCTTACATAGCCTTAAAAATATCGAAGAATTCAGTTTAAACCTTTTACCTAATGTACGTTACAAACTACGTTGCGTAGAAGAAATTGGTATTGTCCCAGCTAGAAAAGAATACTGGACTTACTTGTATGAGTTACTCGTTATGCACAGGGCGAATACCCTATGTGACACACGTTCAATCTGTGCGATTGAAACCTTGAAACGTTTAGTTTCATATCATTTGCTTTTGTTAGATGATTGGATTGAATCGAATGAAATGTCGTATGAAGAAGTGAAAGGTCATACTCGTCAGTTGTTGAATAACGAGTTCGATAGATTGTTGATTGAAGTGAAAGGTACTTATTTATAGTTGTTGACTTAGCACGAAACATATAATAGAATAAATCACCTTCTGAGATTGGCTTAGAAGGTTTAATTGGAGAATAATCATGAACACAAAAACAGAAAAACAAGTAAATAAAAATCAGATTGCTGCGTTGAAAGCAACGATACCTACTAAACCAAGTAATAAACAGTTGAATAATTTGTCAATTAACGAAGGATTCATTACAGCGTGTAATGGTGAAGTTGTAACACGAATTTATGATGACCGTTTTAACGACGTTAAATTCGCCCAGATTGACGGTAAATTAGTTACCAGTATGATTGGGTCACTTTCTGAATTAAACGTCGTCAGCGATGAATTAGCCACCTTAAATGGCTATGAAGTAGCTGTATCAAAAGTGGATGATTTTAATTTTGATATTTTCGATTGTTCAATCGATGATTCTAAATTGTGTTTCAGAATGAACCCTAAACAATACGCATCAATGTTAGCTGATATTAAAGCGTTTATGGGTAAGCATGATGTGCGATATTATTTGAATGGATTTAACGTAATTGTAGCTGATGGAGTTTTAACAATTACCGCTAGTAACGGTCACACATTATTAACGAAAACAGTACCTGTAGAAAACACATTTGGAAACTATAACTTCACTGTCACCAGAACTATGTTCGATGTATTAAGTAAAATTAAGCTTACAGGATTCGTTAATGTGTACGTTAGTCAATTTCAAGATGGACGACCTAATGTGGTTGAATTTAACTTCTTAGAAGAAAAAATTAGTGTTACGTCTGCATTGGTTGATAGAAACTATCCTGACTTTAATCGCGTATTTGGTAACGCATTTGATACAACCATTCGTTTCAACACAAAAGAATTAACGTTGAAACTAAAAGAGATTAGCCCTTTGGTTGAAGATAATTGTTTAATTATCAATTTGAATTCAAATGAATTAACTTTATCTACCACAAGTAAAGAATTGTGTCAGATTAAGACTTACTTTTGTACACAGTATGACAAAAAAGATGTCCGATTCGGATTAAACTTACAGTATTTGAATGCTGCTTTAGGTGTATGTAAAGATGAAGAATTTATATTACAACTTTCAAACGATGAATCAACTACTTTATGTGAACAAGGTGAACATAAAGTAGTTGTTATGACAATGCGCGTATAGGAGATAACCATGATTAGTTTAAGATATAGAATTCAACCACAAATCAAAGCAGTTCGTTTCGATGGCTTATTATGCAGTGTGGTTAAAATTGCTGAAATGGTTGGTGAACATTTTGAAGTGACACTTCGTAAAGATAAACTTAAAATATCGTCGATAGACGGTGAATTTAATATCATGGTTAAACCTAACAATTACGTTATTCTTGAAAATGAGAAATTAATCCGCGTATTTAGTGTGAAACGCGTATTAGAACGTTATCAAGCAATTGATGTTGACCAAGATGAGTTATTACAGCGTCATCAAGAAGAATCAATTTCTGCTAAAGCGAAGTTCTTTTCAGATATGAAGGAGATGTTATCATGACAGGTTTAGATTTTACACCCGCTAATGGGAAACACTTAGATTTAGCCGAAGGTTGTTATGTAACGATTTTCAGTCACAAATTAAAGCAAGCGTTAGCCGTATCTATTGTGTCTGTCAAACAGTTAGGTTATATTACGTTGTATCAAGGTGTGGATGATTCAGGATTGTTACACAAATTTACGAATGAAGTTATTTTAGGAGGAATTTAATATGTTACTTAGTATTAGTGATATTTCAAAAAAGTATAATATCGGTATAGAAACAGCTAGAACTAGAATCAACAAAGCAGGAATTAAACCTGCGAAAGTAGTAAAAGTTGGGTGTACTAGGAAAAACATATTTAACGAAGTAGATATAGTGGATATTGTCAGTGTAGCGGTTAGACGTATTAGTCCGTTAGCTGGCAATAATAAACCTAGAGTCCATTTTGATAATCAACTATGTGTTCAATTCATTAGAGGTGGATTATGAGTATTAAGAAACCGATGTTAGCAGCCACAATTAAGGACGTATCAAAAGATGTTAAATTTCCATGTGTCGCTAGTTTAAAGTTAGATGGCATTAGAGCTATCGTGATTGATGGTGTTGTATTAAGTAGGTCGATGAAACCAATTCCAAACAAAGAAATTCAAGCTAAATTTGGACGTAGTAAATTTAATGGTTTAGATGGTGAGTTAATTGTTGGGAAACCTAATGAACCAGATGTATTTAATAAAACAACTTCACAGGTTATGACGATTAAAGGTTCTGCGGATGGTGTTAGATTCTTTGTGTTCGACACAATTGATAATAATTTAAGTCGTAAAAATAAATTACATCAAATATCTTGTATCGCATTCATGAATCCTGAAATTAAAACGGTACATGAAGAAGTATGTGAAGATTTAACACAATTATTAGATTTTGAAGAACGTGCGTTAGCAAGCGGATTTGAAGGTGTAATGATACGTTCTAAAGATGGTTATAAACAAGGTCGTAGTACACTTAAAGAAGGTTATTTAAGTAAATTAAAACGATTTTCGTCAGCCGAAGCAATCATTATTGGTTTCGAGGAACTACAAAATAATCTCAATGAGAAGATGATTAACGAGGTCGGCAATACCGCTAGAAGCTCGTCTAAGGCTGGTAAAGTGGATGGCAATACGTTAGGGTCACTTTTAGTAAAAGATGCTTCCAGCGGCTTAGAATTCAATGTAGGCTCAGGATTTACGTCTGAACAGAGAGCTGAAATATGGAATAACAGAGATTGGTATCTCGGTAAGATAATTACTTATAAATTCTTTGAGGTAGGTGTGGTTGAGTTACCTCGATTTCCAGTGTATTTAGGTGTAAGACATGAGGATGATATGTCATGAAATTTGAAAAATTTAAGCGTAAGTTGAAAGAACGTTCAACCCAAGGTGGATTCATTAAAGAAGCCTATTTACTTTGTATAGACGGAAACATCGTTAATTACTTCTGTATTAGTGTGGATAAAAACAATGATGAATATGTATTTGTAGACTATGTAACACATCATTTATCTGATAATATCTATCAGTATGAAGTAGATGAAAACCACGAGTATCGAATTGAATGGTTTGTGTTGGAGAATGAAGATGAATGAATTTAAAATTGGCGACAAAGTAATAGTAAATGAAACTATTGGTGGAGAGAATGAAGTTTGTGAAGTAACTGAAATATCACAGAGATGTAGATTGTCAGATGGCGCGTGGCGTTATTCTGACCAGCTAGAATTATGGAATCCGAAAACAGATTTAGAAGGTGGGTATGAAATGAAAGAATTTGAAATTGGTAAAAAGTATAAAACTGAAAATAGATGTGATGCACAATTACTTCGTGTTAATGCTTTCGGTCAATTTGAAGGTATGCTTAAATACGATGGTAAACCAGGTGTTCTAACGATATGGGATAAAAACGGATATTGTATTTCAGGTTTAGATATTAAAAATGAATATAAATTAGTTAGAGAGGTTAAAATGAAAGAAATTAGTATGGATAAGAAGTACGAAACAAAAGACGGTCGCACAGTTGAACTAGCAGTTATTAAAAATAGTTCTGTGTATGGATTTTTAGATGGAATATCAATGACAAAATGGTCGGTATACGGTAAATTTCACATAGATAATCAGTGTGAATCTGATTTAGACCTAATCGAAGTCAATCCTTACGCTGACTTTAAGGTTGATGATAAGGTTATTGTGTGGGATGATGGTGATTTCAGACGACACAAAGGTTATTTTGCGGGTGTTCATGAATCAGGAAAACCTATGGTATGGAATTATGGGGCTACTTCATGGAATGCTAAAGAAAAGAAAGGTTTTGACAACTGTGTTAAATGGGACGGTCATAATGCTTAAAAACGGCTTAGTGTTCTACGATAATTACTGCTTATATCAGCGTGTATCTGAATGTGCTTATTATTTGTGGCTATCAGGATTTAGTGATGATTCTGATGCAAATTGGCTTGAAGCAGAGAATTTCATTCTCGGTATTGACATAATGTGAAATAAGTTGGATAATGAATCACACCTAAAAGTTAAGTGTGATTCGGTACGAATTTAAACGAGGAATAAGAAAATGAAAGTGAAAGAATTGATAGAAGCTTTGGCTATCTTCGATGAAGAACTTGATGTTAAATTATATCAAGTAGATTGGACATATAATACAAATATAGATAAAATCTATTATGATGTTACTGCACATGGTAATAAAGAAGTAGTATTAGAAACGTTTGATGATGCAAGATAATTAACGGAGAATAAAAATGAAAGTATTTATTGATGTAGATGAGTTGTACCCATTCTATCAAATTATTAGAATGACACATGGTAAGATGAATGAAATTGGTGCAGTTGGTAACGAATTACCGTTAGATAAAGTTAAATGGATTGAACGAGTAATGAGTGAGTTTGAAGAAGTACAGAATTACTTACGTCAGTTTGATAAAGTGGATTACATATTATGATGACACAAGAACGATTTGACACCCAGTTTATATCGCGTAGTGTATTGTGTAAGCAATTAGGTAAATCGGCTAACTTTCTAAACTACTATGATGAAAAAGGCTATACCAAACCTATCTTTGTAGGTAATGGTGGTAGAAAGTTTATTTTGTATTGTTTAGTTGACTTGGTTAATAAACGTATAAATAAGTCAGAAGAATTGGTTAGTTTAATTAAAATGAAATTGGAGATGTGAAATGAGCATGTTATCAACGGCAGTACACGAAGATTTAAAACAAGGTATTAAATTTGTGGTTCTAAGTAGAGAAGGTTGTGGTAAATCAACCTTTATGGGTAGTTTAAATAACACATTGTATTGTGCCGCTGAAAACGGATATTTAAATCTTGATAAAAAAAGAAATACGGTTATTCCAATTTCAGATTATCAATCGTTATTATCTTTATTTGGTGAAGTTGCCGAATTGATTGCAAACGGAACTAATACTTTTGAGAACATTACTATTGACAGTTTATCTAGCATTGAAAGAATGATGACTCAATATGTTATTTCTAGCGACCCTAAGATGGTAAATGATAAATCAGCGTCAATTAACACTTGTCACAAAGGTTACGGAAACGGAGCAGTTATATTGAATAAAGAATGGTGTTCCCTATTACACTGGTTGGATTATTTTTCTAGTTGTGGTATTAACATCTTGTGCGCCGCACATAGCGTAGTCACACAAGTTAAAAAAGGTGAATACTCAGTTGAACATGACTTTATTGACATTCTTTTAAATGCACCAACTAAAGAAGGTAAGTACGGCGGTCGTCACCTTGTGCAGCAATGGAGCGATTGTATTGCTTATTTGTACATTAGCGAACCTAATGAAAAAGGTGAACGCAATCGTGTTTTAGACTGCGTACCTAACGATTCGTATTATGCTAAAAATAGATTAGATATTGATGAAAAAATAACTATCCCTAGACATGATGGTTGGAACGCATTTGCAGAAGTTGTGCTAAGATGCTACGGAAAAGACTACCGAGTAAAATAAACTAGGATTTAAATTCGCTCAAGGATGAGCTTAACTTTAGGAGAATGAAAAATGAACAAAGAAAAAGTACAGGAATTACTGAATTCCATTAACACGGATTTAGTACAAATTGAACAGGTGTAATCATGAGTGCAATTGTAATAAATTTCCATACTGAGTTTAGGTTTCACGCTGGAAAACATAGCGAGGTAGATGGCTTGTGTTCTATTGGTGTTCCTTTCGTATCAATAACCTTCTGGTCAAGTAATGCTTACACTCTCCTGATAACCGCAGTAGAAAGAACATTCCGAAACAAAGAATTTATCGTCAAAGATTCAAAAGAGTGGTATGAGAAAGTCAATGCTGCCTCGCAAGAATACAAGGATGGTGAGCAAAAACGTCACAAAGATGACTTGAGAAGTGCTTGGGACACTATTAACACACACCTAAGCAGAATAAACGACCTAGAAAATGAAAATAGGACATTACGCAAGGTGATAAAGATATGTTCGGAAGATGAACTCGCTAAATTTGAGCGTGCGGGAGGTGGTGAATGACAACTAAATGGGAAGTATCTGAGCCTAATGGAAGGGGCAATGGTTATCGAATATCAGGCTGCAATGCTTGGATTGGTTACGGTCATGAAGAAGCTAAAGCAAATGTCAAACTAATTTCCGCCGCACCTGATTTGCTTGAAATGCTTATTGAGCATCTTTCCTATACGGATGAAGCATTAAAGCGTCTATGTGATTGTGGAATTGGTATAGAAAATACAGCAATGCAAGATTTGGCAGACAGAACTCGCGCACTAATAGCTAAAGCAACAGGTGAAACTAATGACAACAATTGAAGATATTATCAATCGCGTAAATGTTACAACGAAGCAGGTAGAGATGTCTATTTATTCTGGTATGATACCTAAACCTAATTTGCACAGTGAATGGGATGAATCACATATCGAACCATTCTTACTGTGGTGGGAAGAAAAGCTAGAAAGAACTAAGCCGAAAGAAAATAACGGTAACTATCAATGTGGTAAATTAACGATTCCAAGACACACGAGGTAATAAATGAATTTCTTATTAAATGAATGGACTGATGAATTAACATCACTTAAACTTGATTTGTATGACCTTGGTAATGAACCAGATTCATTCAAATACAATATCTTAGCTACCGAAGCGTTACGTCTTTCAATGTGTATTTGTGATTTGCAAAGAAAGTTGTTGACACAAGAATCAGTTTAAAATACAATGAATCATCGGTTAAGGTTAGTCCGATTAAAACTAACCATACTTAATTGGAGAAATAAAATGTCTTTATATGAATCAGTAAAAAATTGGAATGAAGTACAAGCTAACGGCGAATCATCTTTTGTGGGATTCCCTGAAGGGGTTGTTACAGCGATGATTATCAAATCAGAATTCAAACCAGGTAAAAATGAAGCAACTCATTTAGGTGAATTATGGACTTTACAGGTCATCGGTAATAAAGAATTTGAAGGTGCAGAAACAAGTCACTATCTTAACCATAAAAATCCTAACGAAAAAGCAGTTGAAATTAGTATGGGTACAATTAAACAAGTATTCGATGCGTTAGGTTTAGTTGCATCACATCCTTCACAGTTGTATAAAAAACCATTGAAAGTTCGTGCTAAACATGAGTTCTCAACGTACAAAGATAAAGACGGTAATGAAAAAGTTGGTGTTAATGCACGCATTAAAGGGTTTTATAGCGTGGATTCAACTGTTAAAGGTGAAGATTTACCGTTAGTGTCGATTGCTGACACATTAAAGTCAGATGCGTATAAAGCGAAAGTAGCTGAATTAGGTGGTTCAGTAGCGACACCTGTTCCAGTAGGTTCACGACCACCGTCAGCTCCGCCTTCTATTCCAGTAGCACCTAAAGCTCCACCAGTAGCTAAACCCACTCCTGTTGCACCTGTATCTGTACCAGATGTGACAACGACTGAAGCGGATATTTCAGATGAACCAGCGTGGCTCTCTGCTGAATAACAATAATTAAATTAAGAAACCCGTTATTTACTAACGGGTTTTTCGGAGAACGAAATGATTACATTAAATGATACAGAAAGGGATTGTGTAAACTCAATAAATGATTTAATATCAGAATTAAGTAAATTTCCATTAGAATTTCGTTGTCAGTTGATAAACGAAAAGTTATCGATTAAGAATGAAAAAAATAAAGAAGTAAAACGTATAAAAATTGAAAAAAGTATGTATTTCGAGGACTGTTAAACCATAACGTTTTTAACGTAGTATGACTTTCACCCTTAACGAAGGTAATTCGTTAAGGGTTTATTTAGCATTGGAGCAACACAACATGACAACATTAGTAATGATTTTATTCTTTTATGGTGGTAGCGTAGCTAACCCAGCAACTACATCACAAACGATTGTGTTCGATTCAATGGAATCGTGTGAACACGCTAAGACCGCTATGACTGAATCTGTGACACAGTTTAAGCATTTGGAGCAGTTTCATATTGGGTGTTATAAAAAGTAAGGGAGAATTGGAATGAATATTTTAAGTTTATTTGATGGTATTTCAGCAGGCATGGTTGCATTAGAACGAGCTGGTATTGAAGTGACTGACTATTATGCGTCTGAAGTTGATAAGTATGCGATTCAAGTATCACAAGAAAATTACCCTAAAATTATTAGATTAGGTGACGTGACTAAATGGGAAGAATGGGATTTACCAGAAATTGATTTAGTTATCGGTGGCAGTCCATGTCAAGGTTTTAGTTTTGCGGGTAAGCAATTAAACTTCAATGACCCTAGAAGTGCATTATTCTTTGAGTTTGTGAATATCTTACGTCATGTTAAGCCAAAGTATTTCTTACTTGAAAATGTAGTAATGAAACAGGAATATCAAGATGTGATTAGTGAAGCGTTAGGTGTGCAACCTATTATGATTAACTCAGCATTAGTATCTGCACAGAACAGAAAACGACTATATTGGACTAACATTCCTAATGTAACACAACCTGATGATAGAGGTATATCACTTAAAGATGAACTTGAAACTGGTTTTGTTGATAGAGATAAATCATTCCGTATTGATGCAAACTACTTTAAAGGTGGTAACTTAAAATCGTATTTTGAAAAGAATCGTAGACAATTAGTTTTTAAAAATAAATCAAACACTATATTAGCTACGATTTATAAAGAGAACGCAAAATCAATGGTTACTAGAAGTAAATTAGGTTTAGTTGTATGTGAACCTGAAGATTCAATAATGTATTTCAGAAAACTAACACCTATAGAATGTGAAAGATTGCAAACATTTCCAGATACCTATACTAAATCAGTTAGTAACAGTCAACGATACAAGATGTTAGGTAATTCGTGGACTGTAGATGTAATTGCACATATTTTTGGAGGTTTGAAATGAATAAAGATAAACTTGATTTGGTTGACAAAACCGTAATTTTATGAAATAATTATCAATGTAGCTAGGGTAGCTCCCGAAAGCAGACTTATCACCTGTTGCTACGTTTTAATTGATAATCACACTTCCATAATTGATAAAAGGAATCATAAAATGCCAAGATTAAACGAAGAAACTGGTTTGAAAGAATGTTCAAAATGTCACGAACATAAACCTGCTGAGATGTTTAGTAAGCAAAAATCAACTTTAGATAAATTAAAAACACAATGTAAAGAGTGCATATCAAAAACAACAAAATCACTACGAAATGAACCTGATAAAAATATATTATTTATAAAATGTACTAAATGCAAAGAAGAAAAAGAAGTAAACTTATTTTCTTTAGACCGAAAATGTAAGACTGGTTATAATAACGTATGTAAACTTTGTGAAAGTATCTATAATAAACTGAAAAATAATAAGCCTGATACGTCTTTAATAACTAAGATATGCAGAGTATGTAACAATGAGTGGTACGTCTATTATTTTCATTTTAATAAAGCTATGCGAGATGGTTTTAATGGAACTTGTGTATTTTGTATAAAGGAATATCAAGTAACTGTAAATTACGATAAAAATAGCTCTATTTTAGAAAAGAAATGTTCTCAATGTAAAAAAAGTATTATCAACCGATTATTTTAGAATAAATAAAAAACATAAAAGTGGTTTTGCAGCTTGTTGCAAGGAATGTGATAGTAACTACCATAAAAATAAAAACATTAGCGAATATGTAAGAAGAAGGAGATGTAAAATAGCAAAATATCATTCTACTAAGGATGATATTGCAATTCTTAAAACTAGATTTAGAAAAGCAGTGGTTGCCGCATTTAAGAATACTACTTTAGTTAAAGATATTCATAGCATAGAAGTTCTTGGTTGTAGTATTTTTGAGTTTAAAGATTACATTTTGAATCAAAATTCGGAATTTGTATTAAATAGAGATAATCATTTAGACCATATTATTCCAATAAGCCTAGCCTTCGATAAAGAATCTGTACTTGCATTATCACATTATACTAATTTCAGACCCTTATCGGCTCATGATAACATCGTTAAATATAATAAAATTCTACCTGATTTAATAGAATCGCACTTTGAAAATTATCAGGAATCACCAGCTTATAAATTTTACTTAGAAAACATTAAAAATGGAGAACAAGATGGAACAATTTAAACCTGCTTCAATTACATTAGAAATGATTGAAGCTACAATGCGCGCCAGTCAAGGTAGTGAATATAGAGGATTACTTAAAAAGTGGTTCAATATCATCGAAGATGCGTACAAACCAAGCAGTCTAAAATCGCACAGAAATCATCTAGGTTGCTCTGTGATTGGAAAACCTTGTGATAGAGAAATTTATTATAATAGCCGATGGACTTGCAATACAAAGTTCGATGGTAGATTAAATTTGCTATTTTCAACTGGTCAGTTGTATGAAGCACGTTTTTGTGCATTATTAGATTCAATAGGCGTTGAAGTATTACAAAATGACCCTGAAACTGGTCGTCAATTCGGTGTATCCGCCGTAAATGGGCATTTTAAAGGCTCAGGTGATGGTATTGCGATAGGTGTTCCAGACGTACCTAAAGGTGAAAAATGCTTGCTTGAAATGAAAACTCACAATGATTCAAGTTTTAAAAAGTTAAAAAAATCAGGAGTTCAATCTGCAAAAATCGAACATTACATTCAAATGCAAATGTATCTTGAGCTAATGGGACTTAAATACGCTATGTATATCAGCGTGAACAAGAATACTGATGAGCTTCACATGGAGATTATTGAAGCTAATACTTATGTAGCACAACACTATTTAGAACGAGCTGAATCTATTGTGTGGGCTGATAAACCACCGAAACGTCTACACAAAAATAAAGAATACTTTGACTGTAAGTATTGTAGTTTCTCGACTTTATGTCATGATGGCGATGAATCACAAAGAGATTGGAACTGTCGTCAATGTAAATTCAGCTATCCTTCACCACATGAAAATGAAGCTGGTAAATGGTGTTGTAGTAAATTTATGTGTATAATTCCTGCTGACAAAGCAATGTTTGGTTGTTCAAAATTAGAATGGAGAGATTTATCATGAAATCAGGTATCATAAACGGTAAGTTTTACATTCAAAAATGGTACACAAAAGAGTTATTATTTATGACGTATCGAGTTACGACTAAAGAAGCGGTACAGAATAGACGTAGTAAGTTAGAAATTGTGTACGATAATGTGTTTGCTAGAGGAAGATGAAATGACACCATTAAAAATGATTAAGAAGATTAGAAAGATTGAACTTCTACGTTTAGAACGTGATTTAGCTGACATTATTTCATATTGTGATAATCCAGATATTGAACGATTCGTAGAGATTATGATTTATGATGGTGATGATAGACGTACACAATACCTTACATCATCTTTGCATCGATTATGTTGGCAGATAAGTGATTACTATGAGTTCTCGTTTAACGAGTTCTCATGTTCAATGGCTGAACATATATCGTCGTTTATTGGTAACTATTTCTATGACGATTCGTATTTTGTGGTAGAGTTTGATGGTAAAGAATGGAACGCGAGAACAGATAATATGAACGGTAAGCAAGATGTAGTTGCTTTGTTAACCGCTGCTGAAGCTAATGCCGATGGTTATATGGAAAAAGAACGCAGATGGGAAGAACGTAAATTGAAAATGAGAGAATTACAATGAGTATGAATTTATATGTATGTGTGAACAATTGCGAACTCCCAATCAGACAAACTTCTACCTATGAAACTGAAATATGTTTAATGTCAGCAAGTGGTGTTAAAGGAAGTGTCACTGGTAAGAAGGCAGTTAGAGCGTTAAGATGTTATATTGCATTTCAAAGAATGTATCATCAGAATGCGTGCAATAGAGTAGGCGGTAAAGACCCTGATGGTCATTTAGCTTACGATATGGAACACATTAAGGAAATGGAATCCATTTTGAAAGAAGGTATTGAAGAAGGTTATATTTTTGAGGCTTGGATGCAATGACTATTAAAGGTAAGAATTTAAAAGTCGCTCAACAATCTAAAGAACTTAGTGATGATGTTTTAGTTTGGCAATATCTTAGAGAAAACATTGAGTTCGACACAGGTATTTGGTATGAGTATGCTCACGATGATGGTGTGAAAGGTTACTTATTATTACCTTATCGAAATGGATATTGGTTGGAAGATAAGATATGGTTTGAAAGTCAATTAAAAATGAATCAATTTTGTATGTTGTGTGGTTGTAAAATTATTATGGAGAGATTTTAAGATGAGTATGAATTTATGTTTAAGAATTAACGGCGAAAGCTATAATTTATGGCAAACACCTACTCATGTAACCTATATGTGTTTAATGACCAGTAAAGGTGTAAAACCTGTAATGTCAGGTAAACAAGCATTGCGAGCATTGCAAATTTATTTTGAATGGTGTGAGTATAGTTGTCATGTTGTTCATATCGCTAAAGAACACATTGAAGACGTAACGGAAGCGATAAAAGATGCTGACATTGAAGTTTATATGATGTGATTTAAATTACCGTTGCACTAAAAAGTGCAACGGTACAAAATAAACACGGTAAAGTATCCCTTGACATTTAAACTAACTTATGTTAGAATTGCATTTTTTAACTACAGTTGGTAAATAAACATGAAAACAAATCAGATTATGCAATTACAATTCGACGATTACAATTTAGATATTGGTCACAAAGATATGATGGGTAGTATTACAAAACTTTGGACTATTGGAAATGCGATGCGAGCCAAGAAAGGTTTGCCTGAATTAGACCTATCAAACTACCTACGTTCACCAGAAACAGAAGAACTCGTAAGAGCTTGTGAAATTGAGTTTGGTATTAGAGATATTCAAGATATTGAAAGTATTGAAGATTCTAACTCCGTGGATTCCACGGAGTTAGAAATTAAATCTAAAAAGAAGAAAGGTGTTGTAAAAACAATCAAATCACCACTGATTAAAACTAAAGAAGGTCGTTACGGTGGTACTTGGACACATCTATATATCTTGTTAGATGCGGCTGGTAAATTAGACGCATCGTTTAAAGTTCAAATCTATAAACGAGTTGTTGAAGGTGGGTTATTACAATGGCGAGATGATTCTGGAGATTCATATAAAGCATTAAACATTGCAATTGATGAAGTATGTTTAAAACAATCAGGTCAACGCGCTTATACTGCAATTTACATGAACGTAGCTAATTTAATCAGAAAGAAAGTTAACCCTACTGGTGGACATTGGAATACAGCTACACACGAAGAATTAGCGTATAGAACTAGAATTGAAAATAGTTTGATTAGTTTTATTAAAGCTGATTTAGTTAATGGGTATGACCATTTTATTAGCTTGATTGATAAGATTCAATAATGCAGAATATCAAAAGTGGTCTATGGTAGCTCCTGAAATGAAGCGTAGTGAACTTCTGACCACTTTTACTAATCGTCACTTAAACCTTACACTAAAGGAATTTAAAATGTCTGAAATTAAATTACGACCACATCAGTTAATAGCGGCTGATAAAACAATTAAATGGCTACCAGAAAATCCTAAAAAGAACGGTCTTGTTGGTATGCCAACCGCAAGTGGAAAAACGTACGCGATAGCTGAAACAATACGACGATTGTTATTTGCTAATCCTAGAACTAAAGTTCTTGTTTTAACACACAGTATGGAATTGGTAGCGAATGACGAACAAGCATTATTGCGATTATGGCGAACTGCCCCAGTAGGTGTGTATTGTTCATCGTTAAGACGTAAAGAAATCGGTCAAATTACAATAGGGTCTATTGGTTCTGTTGCAAATAAACATGAATTATTTGGAAGAATTGATTTTATATTGATTGATGAAGTTCATTGTGTATCGCACGATGAAGATACCCAATATAGAAAGTTATTGAATAATCTAAAAGAAGCTAATGAAAATTTACAAGTGGTTGGGTATTCAGCAAGCCCATATCGTATGGGCGGCGGTTGTTTAACAGAAGGTCATATTTTTGATGAGTTTGTTGTCGATATGACTGATTTTAAATCGTACAACTGGTTTTTTAATGAAAATTATCTATCTAAAATCACGTCTAAGCAAACCAAAACCAAATTAGATGTAAGTAATGTTAAAATGACAAAAGGTGATTTCAACCAAAAAGAATTACAAATAGCGATTGATAAAGAAGAAATAACGAGGGCTGCATTAACAGAAGCAGTTGAAATGGGGTTTGATAGAAACTGTTGGTTAGTATTTGGGAGTTCTATTGAACACGTTGAACACATATCTAATATGTTGAATGTAGAATTCAATATATCTAGTACATTTGTTCACTCAAAAATGACAGACCAAGAACGTACACAACGGATAGGCGATTTTAAAGCAGGTAAATATACTGCTTGCGTGAATAATCTTATTTTAACTACAGGTGTTGATATTCCGCAGATTGATTTTTTAGTTGTATTATTACCAACAGCATCGCCAGCTCGTCATGTTCAAGTAATCGGGAGAATTTTGCGTATTGCACCGAAAGAAGGATTACCTTTAGATACCAAAGAACAACGAGCATACGCTATTTCACAAGGAGTTAAAGCTAGAGGTGGACTTGTGGCTGATTTCGCAGGAAATACCGCCCGTTGTGGTGCAATCAACGATATTATCAAGCCGAAAAAGAAAGGTTCTGGCGGTGGAGGTGAAGCTCCTGTTAAGACCTGTAAATACTTTTTATGCGGATGTAACTCAGAAGATATTACTAAACGAACTGTCGATTATATCAATGGTAAACCGTACCCTATGTATCATTATCATGATAAATGTGATATTCATAATGTAACTGAGTTATGCAACACAATTCACCATCCATCAGCTAAGTTTTGTGAATGTTGTGGTGGTGAATTTATTTTCAACACGAAACTAACTGAAAAAGCTAGTATGCTTGATATTGTAGCAACCAAACCAAGAACCGAAATCATCAACCACACCTTCAACAACGAATGGTTAGACGTAACTCACGTTAGTTATGGTAAAAATAAAGGTAAAATGGGTAAACCAGACACATTAAAAGTCAGCTATATGTGTGGTTACACCACCGTGCATGAATACATCGGAATTGAACATGGTGAAGGTGAACGTGCTAGGGGTATGGCTTACAACTGGTGGAAATCAAGAATTATTGGCGATGTTCCAAAAAGTATTGACGACGCATTAGTAGTTGTGTCACAATTAGCTACACCTGAAAGAGTACAGGTGAAACAGAATGGCAAATATCTAAACGTAGTTAAAGTTGAGTTTGCTGATGATTTAGAACTAAAGGAAGCTACTTATGAAAATTAAATTAAAGAAAGGTCAATCCGTTAAAATTAGAATTAAGAAGGTGAAATGATGGAAGTTAAAATTGTTGCTGATTCTATCAGCGAAGCAGGTATCAGGATTACGACGATGGAATTGACTTATGAAAGATTCATTCATAGTCAGTTTATGACTCATCGGATGTTTAGCCGTAATGCTCAATCCAGTAGAGCTATTCCTACAGCTAAACAAATTGAGTTGATTCGTGACTTGTCATCACCGCATTTTTTGAAAAATAAAGCAGGTATGCAAGCTGGTGAAGAATTCAAAGATTGGGAGCATGATTACGCTGTTAAGTATTGGAATCAAGCGTGTGATTATGCAATAGCACAAGCTGAAGTAATGCTTGATTTAGGCGTACATAAACAATGGGTTAATCGATTATTAGAACCATTCGCTACAATTAAAGTCGTAGTAACAGCTACCGAATGGGATAACTTCTTTAATCTTAGATTACATCACGATGCTCAACCAGAGATTCAGGAATTGTCACAGTTGATGAAATCTGCAATGGATGAATCAAAACCTAATTTTTTACATAACGATGAATGGCATTTACCGTATGTAACTTACGATGATATGTATGAGTGTAGTACAGGTGGAACGATTTTCGAGCATTTTCAAAAGAAATTACCTTTAATCAGCGCAGCTAGATGTGCGAGAGTATCATATCTAAATCACGATAATTCAAATCCTAATATCGAAAATGATTTATCGTTAGCTGAACGATTACTGAAAGGTAGTGATGTAGGTCACTTCTCACCATTTGAACATCAGGCTAAACCTATGGATTCAAATGATTTTTATGGTATGGTTTTAAAAAATAAAAAATGTGGCGTAACTCATGTCGATGTCAATGGTAATTGTTGGTCAAATAACTTTCGTGGGTGGATTCAACATCGAGCATTATTAACTGGAGAAATGAAATGAAATTTACAGAAATCGTACCGCACATTAGTTTCCCACATTTAGATTTACCTTATTTTGATAACGTATCAACTAAGGCTTGCTTAATAGATGTATTGTTTGATAGAATATTGTCTGATTTGAACTTTGAAGGAGTTAGTTATGCAATCTAAAAATATCTCAGTACATTCACTTGAAAAAGGTGGTGAAAATATGAACAAAGTGATTTATGATAAAATGAAGTTGTCGTTAATGGAATTTGGCGTAGTTGATATTGCTGATTTCAGCGTACATTATCTTCGTGAATTCTTAGGTAACAATGAACAGTTACAAGACTTACAGAAACAAGTTGATGATAAAGCGGTTTTATTGTCTGATTTAAACACATGGGAGTGAGAAGTGAACTTTAACGTGATGTACACAGAAATCTGTGAAGAAACGGGACTTACCCCAGAAGAAATCTTTTACTTTGCACAATGGTGTGCCTATAAGTATAATGATGATGACTTCGATGATGAAGGGCGATTCGTAAGCGGTGATGAAGATGAATGATGCGTTAATTAGAGGGTATCAGAATGAAATAGCAATAATCGGTAACGAAATCAATCGAAAACAAAAACAGGTTTCGGCATTAAAACAGAAGTATGAACAACTTAAAAAAGAATTAGCTAAACTGCGGAGTGATAAAAATGAATGAAGAACAAATACAACAAGGTCGTGATGCGTTAATCGCGCTAGGTTGGGAATCAGGTAGTATTGATTCGTTCGCTAGAACGATATGTAATGCCGAATTAAAACGTCAGATTAGTACAGGGTTGTTACCTTTTCTTAAAACTATTGTGTTAGATTTAGAAGATACTAAAACTGATTTGGATTCATTGATTACACATATTGAGGAGTTTAATTGTGATTAAGTTTATTGCTGGTGTGTTAGCAAGTTATGTAGCTACTGCTTATTTAGCGACGTTAGTAGGTGTTGGAATGGTAATTATTGATTATATGAGAGGTTTGTGATGGCTAAACCACATATTCAAGAAAAAACAGAGTCTTTTGTAATTCGATACCCTGAATCAGTACAGTTTATGGAAGACCAATTAGATATTTTTTGGACAGCTAAAGAAGTTAATGTTGAAAAAGACATTGCATCAATCTTAACTGACTTCACTGAATCAGAAAAACATGGGGTTATTACTACATTAAAGTTATTTACACTATATGAGTTGAAAGCAGGTAGTGATTACTGGACAGGTAGATTCATGCGGATGTTTAAACGACCTGAGATTCAAGCTATGGCGGCTACATTTGGAATGTTTGAATTAGCGGTTCACAAACCATTTTATAACAAGATTAACGAGTTGCTTCACATTAACACGGATGAATTCTATGAATCTTATGTGACTGACCCACTACTTAAATCTCGAATGGATTTCATTGACTCTGTTGTAAATAGTAAGAATGATTTGGTTTCAATCGCAGGTTTCTCAATGATTGAAGGGGCTATTTTATATTCATCATTCGCCTTCTTGAAGCACTTTCAATCTAACGGTAAAAATAAACTCACCAATATGGTCAGGGGCTTGAATTTTTCGGTTAGAGATGAAAACTTACATAGTTTAGCTGGTGCTTGGGCGTTTAAATCACTTAAAGCTCAAATGAAACTGAAATCTTCACATGAAGAAGCATTGTTGGATGACATTATTGAAATTGCTGAATCTATTTATGAACATGAATCTCGTATCATCGAAATGATTTTTGAGAAAGGAGATATTGATAATTGTAACAAAGAAGATTTGAAGTTGTTTGTAAAATCTAGAATTAACATTTGCTTAACACAGTTAGGTTATGCTGAATTATTCGTGGTAGAATCAAACCCGATTGCTGATTACTTCTATAAAGGGATTAAGAACTATAGTTTCAATGATTTTTTCACTGGTATGTCAGCTGAATACAATAGAAATTGGGATGAAACGGCTTTCACTTTTAAAGGTAAATACAAAAATGTCTAAATATAAAAAATTATCACAAGAAAGAAAAGACTTACAAGCTAAAGGGTTAGTTCCAGATTGGTATATAACACCTGGTTATCAAATGTTTGTGTCACGATACGAATATCAAACTGAAGGTAGAAGCGTATTAGGTCAGTTTGAACGTATTGCATCAACCGCCGCTAAACATTTATCAGGTATCGGTAAAGAACAGGAAGGTTATGATTGGTTCTTAAAGTTATTGTGGAACGGTTGGTTATCGCCTTCAACGCCTGTTTTAGCTAACATGGGTACTAATAGAGGTATGCCTGTATCATGTGCGGCTAATGTGGTAGAAGATTCAATTGATGGTTTTTATTCTGCCTTGCGAGAATGTGCCATTCTTTCGAAGCTCGGATTTGGCACGGCTAGTTATTTAGGTGATATTAGACCTAGAGGGTCGTTGATTGCAGATGGGAATAAAGCAAGCGGAGTATTACCTGTCCTTAAAGACTTTGTAACAATGACTAGAAATGTGTCGCAAGGTGGTGTTAGACGTGGTGCATGGGCTGGGTATATTCCAATTGAACATGGTGATTTTGATGAAATTGTAGATTATGTTTCATCAGAACCAGATGATGTTAATATCGGATGGTGTGTTTCAGATGAATTCATTAGTAAGTTAAATAACAATGAAGAAGAATCAACTAGACGATTCCAAAGAACGATGAAGTTAAAATTAACTACGGGTCGCGGATATTTTTTCTTTACGGATAAAGTAAATCGTCATGTACCAGAGATGTATAAAAAGCATGGTTTAACGGTTAAATGTAGTCAGTTGTGCCAGGAAATTACTCTATTTTCAGATAAAGACCATACTTATTCATGTGTGTTGTCTAGTATGAATCTAGCAACGTATGACGAATGGAAGGACACAGACGCTGTGTTTTGGGCTACCGTATTCTTAGATTGTGTATGTGAAGAATTTTTAACTAAAGCGCGTTCAATATCAGGGTTAGAGAAAATTGTCAGATGCACTGAAAAAGGTCGTGCTTTAGGATTAGGTGTGTGTGGATTGCATACTTATATGCAAGACCACAATATTATCTTTGAATCGTTAGATGCACAGTTTAAAATGTGTGAAATGTTTGAATTGATGCAAAAGGAATCTAAACGTGCTTCACAATGGTTGGCTACGGAACTTGGTGAGCCAGAATGGTGTGAAGGGTTCGGTGTTAGAAATACACATACAATGACTTGCCCACCTACAAAATCAACATCGTTATTGATGGCAGGTGTGTCTGAAGGCGTTTCGCCTAACCCAAGTTCAACCTACACACAGCAAACGGCATCAGGTGAAATAGACCGCATAAATGGGTCACTCGTGGCTGTTATGAAAGCTAAAGGTAAGTTTAATTACGATGAAATTGATAAGATTGTTGATGACGGCGGTTCGGTTCAAAATGTAGATTGGTTAAGTGACCACGAGAAAGCAGTATTTAGAACTGCATTTGAAATGAACCAGAATGTGTTACTACGTTATGCGGCAATTCGTAATAAATATGTTGACCAATGGCAATCAGTAAATTTATTTATTCCAGCAGACACACCTGAATCAGTTATTGCTGAATTACATGAAGATGCGTTTAATAATGAGCAGATAGAGGGGTTATACTACCTCGTAACTAAGTCAGGTTATTCACATCAAGGTAAGTTAAATACTGAATCTTGTGAAAGTTGTCAATAATAAAATTTGACACGTTCTAATAAATAGTTTTACACTAACCTTACCTATCATAAGATAGGTAAGGTTTTTTAATTTCTGGAGATTTGAAAATGAAAAGTATTACGATTTTAGGTGTTAAAATAAATCAATCTGAAAACGGATTGTACTCATTGTACGATTTATGGGTAGCCAACGGTAAGCAGAAATCGAAGCAGGCTAATGACTTTTTAAAGTTAAAAAGTACAAAAGAATTGATATTAGCATTGGCGGAAAAAGTCGGTTTGGAACAAAATCAAATACTTATGACGGTTCATGGCGGTGATTATCGCGGTACTTTCGTGCATGAAGATGTAGTCTACATTTACGCAATGTGGTTAAGTCCAATGTTTTATATTGAGGTTATCCAAGTATTTAAAGATTTAGTCAACGCAACTTCTATTCTCGAACTATCACAAGTACAAGACAAAGCCATTCAGGCGTTAGAAGCTAAAACTGCGTACTTATCAGGACAATTACAAGTGATGAGTAAACGTAGACCTGATAACGAAAACACACTAATGAATATCATTGGTGGGAGTCCTAATACAATTCGATTAGCATACATGAAACTCGTAGATAAAGGTGAGTTAGAATGCGTTGATTCAATTAAGATTGAAAAGAGATATTTTCCTACACAAAATAGTAAATATGTCGTTGGTCAGAAAGGTAGCACATTGTTGTTTAGTGATGAAGTTAAGAGTTTTGTAAGTGGTCAGATTGAGCTTGACTTAGTGTAATTATTGAATAATAATACCGTCACATTATTAAGGCGGTATTATTTTATTAAGGAGAGCCTAGCGTGAGAATTAGTACAAACCCAGATGATGAAGGATTTCATCCAATGGTTGCAAAATCTGATTACTTTCAGATTTATTTAGATGGTGTGAATATCACAAAGAAGTATTTGATGCACACAGTTGACGAAGATGAAGGTTGGATAGGTATATATGAGCTGACGATAAGAAAAAGATTGCAGTAGATGAGTATAATGAGCCGATTGTAGATGTGTTACATGGTGAAGTTAAAATTAAGTTTAAGAAATAGGATTTAAAATGATTAAGTTAGCAAATCAAGATTGTATTGAGTTTATGAAATCGCTACCAGATAATTCGGTAGATTGTGTGATAACAGACCCACCGTATAACATTGCTAGAGAAAATAATTTTACAACAATGGGCAGAGCTGGAATTGACTTTGGAGAGTGGGATAAAAATGCAGATTTATTTAGCTATATTGTTGAAGTTAGTAGGGTATTAAATGAAAACGGTTCATTTATCGTGTTCAACGCATGGCGTAATCTAGGTGACATTGCGAGATTTGCTGAATCACACGGGTTCGTCACAAAGGATATGCTACGATTAGAAAAAACAAATCCAATGCCTCGTAATAGAGATAGACGCTACATTACAGATTATGAATGTGCAATATGGTTTGTTAAAAATGGGGCTAAGTGGGTATTTAACAGACAAGATGATAAGTATCAAAGACCTAAATTTGTTCATTCAATAGATAAAGGTTTGCACCCAACACAAAAGAGTTTAAAGTTAATGACCGAGTTAGTTCTAATTCACTCTAACGAAAATGATGTTATTTTAGACCCATTTATGGGTTCTGGTACAACAGGTATTGCTTGTCTTAATACAGGTAGAAAGTTCATCGGTTGTGAATTAGATGAAAAGTATTTTGAAATTGCTAAGAATAGATTGGAGCAAGTGAATGTTTAAACGTAAATCTGGGTCAAAGTACGGTGCAATTAAAACGGTAGTCGGAGATTTTAAATTCGATAGTAAAGTCGAAGCTAAATACTACACACACTTAAAAGAACTCGAAACTGAAGGTAAAATATTTGATTTACAGTTACAACCGACCTTCACATTGATGGAAGGATTCAGACGTAACGGGGTTAAGATTCGTGATATTGTCTATAAAGCGGATTTTAAATACTATGATATAGCGAAAAGCGAAATCATAGTATGCGATGTAAAAGGCGGTGATAGTACGCCTGAGTTCAAATTGAAGTCGAAATTACTTTTGAAAATGATTGATGAAGGTAAGATTGATAATTTTATTTTCCAAGAAGTACGTTGGAAATCTAAGTCATGGCAGGTGATTGAAAAATGACATCATGGATAATCTACACACTTGTATCAGCAACACTCGTAAAAGATATCGACCATAAGAAGTTTAAGTCACATTCTGATTGTCAAAAACATATTGTTACGCTACAATATCCACAACGTAAGAGTTGTTTTACGAATAAAGCTACATTTAAACACAAGAGGGCTAATAAATGAATGAAATTGATATATCACAAGTCAATACAATTATGATGAGTGTACTGATAGGATTGTTAATACTGTTAATGTCAAGTAATGATAGAGGTGATTATTTATGAGTAAAATTGAAGATAAAGTTATCGATAAGTTAATGGATTTACAAGATGTTAGTTTCGATATTAAAAAACGTATTTCATCTAAAATTGATGGTCGAACTAGAGTTGGTTACGTTAAATACGGATTAACGTTAGAACGTACCGATTTAACGAAACGTGAATGGGTTGAACATCTTAAAGAAGAAGTAATGGATGCGTCAGGGTATGCTCAACGATTACTTGAAGATTATCCTAATGATAGATTACTTGAAGAAATCGTAAGATTAAATATCGCAATGTTAATTTCATTGGAGCAGTTCATCGATGAACACAATTTGCATGAATGATAAATGTCCTAGTTCAGTAATATGTAAGTTTCAATCATTGAAGAATAAAGGTATGGTTAGATATGTGTATTTTCCCTTTTCAGATGTAACGGGTAAGTGCGATAATTTCATCTCGATTAGAAACACATAACATTATTTTTACAAAAAGTCAATGACTTTTATCGTAATATGTGGTATAATTCCATGTATTACGATTTTTTTATTTATAGGAATTAAGAAATGCCGATTAACCAAGAACAATGCGATATTTTAAAAAGACATGAAGGATATAGAGCTAAGGTTTATAAATGCCCAGCAGGTAAAGATACAATCGGCTATGGGCTAAACATTGAAGCAAATCCCTTAAAGTTATCGGATTCTGAGATTAAACGATTGCGAACTAGCGGGACAAATCAGGTTGAAGCAGAATACTATTTAAAATTAGTGTGCAATCAAATTGAAGCACAATTGCAAAGACGATTGACTTGGTTTGCTGATTTAGATTCTAATACTAAATTTGTGATGATAAACATGAGCTACAATCTTGGAGTTGAAGGTTTATTGGAATTTAAGAAAACGTTAGGGTTGATTGAAAAAGGGCAATACTCACAAGCAAGCGTAGAAATGCTGAATTCAAAGTGGGCGAAACAAGTGGGTAATCGGAGTAAAGAATTATCAACTATTTTGAAAACAGGGAAATTAAGATGATGGATATACATAAGGAAACGTACGCCATGCAGCCATGCAGCGAATTAGGACGATTATTTGAAACTGAACACAATGTTAAGAATTTAAAGGAAGATGTAAGTGAAATTAAAGTAAGCGTAAATAACTTGTGTTCACAATTAACAGAGCTTGCCAAATCGATGCAATCAGTAATCATTAAACTTGATGAACGTGATAAAGCATCATTTGAAAGCGCAAATCTAAATAAACAAACGTTTGAGCGTTTCGGTAATAAGATTGAGTTATTGGATGCGGGTATTCATGGTGTTGAACTACAAATCGCTAAATCGTCAAACTTGGAGTGTAAGGTAACATCACTAGATGCTAAAGTAACCGAATTCGCTAATATCGCGCAGAAAACAACTACGTTAGAAAAAGTTGTGTATGGTGCAGGTTCATTTGTTATCGTTGCTATGGGAACTGTAATGTTCTGGTTGATTCAGAAACAAGTCGGTTAGAATTAAATTTCAGATTTACATTGAAACCTAGTCTATTCTTGTGATAGACTAGGTTTTTATTTGTCTACCGATAAAGGACTTTATGGCTAAATATATTTCAAGTATCGACCTAGCACATTATTCAAACTTAACCTACGATGAAGTCGTAGATGTGTTATCAAGTAATGCTTTGTGTGAAGATGAAATTCCTAGAATTACACAAAGTGATTACGAACTGATTAAAGATGAATTCGATGAATCTTCACAACGTAAAATTGAGCAGTATTTTGGCTCACAGAGCGACGTAAAGTATCAGTTTGACCTGTTAGGTGGCTTCACAGAAGTTAAGCCTAAGAAAGCGAAAGAAAAGGTAATTCCTAAGCGTACATGGGAAGAACCAGATTACTTACCTAACTTAGAAGAATCACTGAATTATCAGTACAAGTTCTTTAAGGATATTAGTCAACCACAAGATGAAGAATTGATATTCGACATCGAGATTTACGGTAACTATTTTCTAATCATGTTCTTAGGTTATCGCACAGGTAGATGTTGGTATTTTGAAAAAACGGATGAACAAGAACTTGATATACAAGGTGTACAATGGTTCATCAACAATCACACATTAGTATCGTTTAATGGGATTAAATTCGATTTACCTTTATTACAAGTTGCGTTAGCTGGTAAAGGCTTAGATGATTTGTGGAAAGTAACCGAATTATTGATTAACGATGAAAACGGGTTACGTCCTTATCAAGTTGTGAAACAATTTAAAGGCGTGAAGTTAGAAAATATCGACCATATTGACTTGATTGAAGTTGCACCATTAAAAGGTTCATTGAAGTTATATGGTGCAAGATTACACACACCTAATTTACAAGACCTTCCATTTAAAGTGGGTATAAATTTAAACGATGACCAGATTTCAATCGTGCGTAGATATTGTTTGAATGACGTTGAAACGACAGCGTATTTGTATAATAAGTTGATACCTAATGTGGAACTTAGGAAAAGTATCGGCAAACAATATGGGTTTGATGCTAGAAGTAAAAGTGATGCTCAAATAGGGGAAGCTATTATCAAGATAGAATGTGAATTAGCTGCTGGTAAAAAATTCACGCCTAATCCCGAAAGAATGATTCCTTTTGTAACAGTTAAACGATGGGATTTTATTAAATTCAAACGAAACGATTTACAGGAAATTTATGACAAAGTAACTTCTACTAAATTCGATGTAATCAACGGAATTGTGCAAGCAGGATTTATGGCTGATTTAGCAGTTGATGTAGGAGGGTCTACAATACGATTATCTATTGGTGGAGTTCACAGTAGTGAAGAAAATATTAGTTATTACGAAGATGAGGAATACGAACTAATTGATGTTGACGTAGCATCAATGTATCCGTCTTGGATTATTAACAGAGGTTTATATCCTAAGTTAATAGGCAGTTCGTTTCTAAAAGTTTATACATCAGTAAAAGAACGACGTATTGAAGCTAAAAAGAACAAAGATAAAATAACGGACGCTGCATTGAAAATCGCGAGCAATGCGACGTATGGGAAAACCGCTAGTAAATACAGTGTGTTATACGAACCAGAACTGATGTTGTCTACTACAACTGGTGGTCAAATGTGCATCTTGATGATAGCTGAAAGATTTGAAGAAGTTGGTTTTCACATAGTGCAGGTAAACACAGACGGTCTGTGTATAAAAATAAAACGAACCGATAGGGAATTATTGAATTCTATTGTTAAACAATGGGAGCTTGAAACAAGTTATGTGATGGAATACACCCATTACAAATCTATCCACAGTCGTGACGTGAATAATTATTTTAGTGTTAAGACTAATGGCGAATTAAAACGAAAAGGAGCTTATTCAGAAGAATCATTAGTTAAAAATCCACAAAATAACGTATGCGCTGATGCAGTAGCTAATTATTTATTAGGAATGTCTACTATTGAGGATTATGTCACTAATTGTATAGATATACGAAAGTTTTTAACTATTCGCAACGTAACTGGTGGCGCGATAAAGGATGTTGAGTATCTAGGGAAAACAATTCGTTTTTATCACAGTATATCAACAAATACATCTATAATGTATGCTAATAGCGGCAATAACGTACCGACAAGTGAAAAGTGTAGACCCTTAATGAAACTAACACTTTCAATTCCAGTAGATTTAGATTATGATTGGTATATCAACGAAGCATATTCTATTTTAAAAGACATAGGAGTCAAGTATGAAAAAATATAATGAACTTCCGCCACAAGAATACTTAAACGAGTGTTTCGATTATAATCCAGAAACAGGGAGTTTTATTTGGAAACATCGCCCTCGTTACCATTATCAATCGAACAACAATTATATAGGCTCTAACAAGAGATTCGCAGGAACTGCGGCAGGTAAGATAAATAAAACAGGTTATCTAACAGTGAAAGTAAATGATATGACGTTTAGTATCCATAGGTTGATATGGAAGTTAGTAACTGGTCAAGAACCTAAAAGCGAAATCGACCATATTAACAATGTTAGACATGATAATAGATGGTGTAATTTACGCGAAGCTACAGACAGTGAAAATGCTAGAAACAGATTGATGCGTAAAGATAATACATCTGGAATAAAAGGTGTTTGTTGGGATAAAGAATGTTCTAAATGGTTAGCTCAAATATGGGACGGGAAGCGAAATATCAAGGTCGGTAGATTCGGTAGAATAGAAGATGCTGAAGAAGCTATTAGATTGAAACGAATTGAGATGTACGGTGATTTCCACAATCATGGCGAATATGTAAGTCCTTATGGAGGTTAAATAAAACTTGACATCATATTTATGCTATGGTAGTATTTATATTGCCAAGTATAAAAATCTATAACCCTTACAATTGAACACTAAACCTTTTAAAATAGGTTTTTATATTTGGCGATATAGTGTTTATTTTGTAAGGGTTTCTTATTTTTCGGAGTTTTAAAATTATGAAAGAGTTAATTTCAGTTACTATGAATCGTTTAAGTGATTCTTATGTACAAAGTGTATCAGCTAAAGAGTTATATGAGGGTTTAGATTTAGATAAATCTAATTGGAAAAGATGGTCTGAAAAGAACATTGTTAATAATGAATTTTTCTTAGAAAATAGAGATTGGTTAGGGTTCGTCATTGTGACGAACGGCAATGAAACCAACGAATTTGCTATAAGTTTAAACTTTGCTAAACATTTAGCTATGATGGCTAAAACTAAGAAAGCTCATGAATATCGAGATTACTTTATTAAGTGCGAAGATAAGTTGAGAGAAAGTCAGAATCAAGCTAACCAGAAATATATTCATCGTCAGATTGCAAGAGAAGAAGCATATCCAATGTTAGACGCTTTTGATGATTGTGCTATCGAGAATGAAAAAGAAATCAGTATGTATGACCATGCTAGAGAGTTTGATATACTTAATGAAATTGTGTTAGGATTAACAGCACAAGGATATAAACATCGAAACAGTATTCCTTTACATGAATCATCTATTCGTGATTATCTAAGTCCTTTAGAATTAGAAGCAGTTGCTTTTTTACAGAACGCTAACACATTGATGTTGGAAGAAGGCGATTATGATAGAGATACTCGCAAAACAAGATTGCAGCGATTATTCGATAAAAAGTTTAGTTCGCGTTTTCAAAAAGATTTATTACGTTTACATTCTTAATTAGGAGTTTGCAATGAAAGTAAAAGAAATGATTGAATTTTTATCACAGTTTGATGAAGATACGCAGATGTGCGTTTTAGCAGAAAGGTTTGATGAACGTTACTTAGACATAACGTCTATTTCAACTGATGATTATGAAGGCAATGTGTTTATTGTAATCAACGCTAACTGCGATTAAACATTGTGTCAACCTACCGCTATCTATTTCGGGTAGCGGTTTCAATTATTAGGAGAATAAAATGAAAACAATTATAGCAGGTTCACGAACTATTGATTTTGAAACAACAATTGAGTATCTTTCAGAACTTAGATTATTAGGTGTTGAAATCACAGAAGTCGTGTCAGGTACAGCAAAAGGAGTGGATTATCATGGAGAATGGTGGGGTAATAGATGGGATATTCCGATTAAACGATTTCCTGCTAATTGGAATGAATACGGTAAATCCGCTGGTTACATTCGTAATCAAGAAATGGCTGACTATGCGGAACAATTAGTGTGTATTTGGGATGGTGAGAGTAAAGGTACGAAGCACATGATTGATATTGCAAAGAAAAAGAGGATTCCAATTTACTTATTAGAAACTAATGAAAAACAACAATTAAGTTTATTTTAAGAAAAGTCTGTTACACTAACAACTTCTAAACAATAGAGAAAATTATGACATATCCAAATTACTTCGTACAAGGCGCGTGTGAACATGAAAAAGAAGATTCGTACTTCGTTAAATTATTTGACCACATTAGTGGTTGGTCATGGGTCACATTAGTCTTAGTAATGTTCATTTAGGAGAACTAAATAATGATAACATCAGCAGTTTTAGCAATGTGTTTAAATGGTGCAATGACACATGAAGGTTTTTCACCAAAAGCACATAAAGATTCACATGGTACTTTAGCGATTGGTTATGGTTATAACTTAACTTATAATCAGCTTCACTTAGACAAGAAAACGATATTAAATTTTAAACGTAAAGGCATCTCTGAGATTCGTGCAAGACAACTAGCCTCGCAAGTATGTCTAAACGTAAAAGAAGGCTTAGAAGCGAAATATGAGTGGTTTAATGGTTTATCTAATGCTCGCGCATTAGTATTACTCGATATGGGATACAATTTAGGTTTAGGTGGGTTAGAAAACTTTGATAAGACACTTAAATATGTGTCACAGGGCAAAACGACAATGGCATCTAATGAGATGTTACGGAGTAGATGGTACAAACAAGTGGGTTATCGAGCTAAGGAATTAGCTGAGATAATGAAAACAAATAAAGTATAAGAAAAAGGGAGCTTTAAAAGCTCCCTTTTTCATTGTCAGGTTCAGTACGAGAGTGTTATATTATTCATTACGGATGTGCCAATTTATACGCTTCAAAATCAGCCGAAATTTCTTGCACTGCTTTAATTAACGGTGCAATCAATTCGTCATAACCAATTGACAAAACGTCTTCACCCCCTTTAATTTTGTGGTCTTGAAAGCCACCGAAATCAACACCAGTGGAATCAATCAAGGCTTTGACTTCTTGAGCAATTAAACCATGATGATAACGTAACCTCTTTTTAGAACCGTTATGCTGCAAGCTTCCCATGTTGTTCTCATTAACCCAAGATTCGACTCGCAATTTATTTTGCGCTTCAATTTCCACAGCTTCCTCACCAGTAGCTTCTGCTGGAATATCAAGTAATGCTGGTAATGTAGATTTGTAATCCTCACGCATATCCCATCTGTAATCGACAGGTCGCAAAGCATTGATAAAATCTAAACCTAAAATTGTATCTCGAACATCCGCTTTATCTCGGATGTCTGACAAAAAGTTTATTGATGCGCCATAGCAATAAACCTGCGTAGCACTATCCCCCAATTTAACCTGATTATTTCCAGTAAAAACAGCTCCAGCTCCGAAAGCAGATGAATTTTTGTACGGGATGGTGTTAAAATTCCACATAGTGTTTTCACCGACTAGCGTCACTCTTTCACATACTGCATTCGCTGTGCCTGTTCCTGACCCAACGCCCGTTGCCACAAAACTTATACCGACCGTATTTGATGCTGCACCAATCAATGTGAAGTCTGTTGTCCCTACTGATTTGATAATGTATCGACCCCCCACAACAAACGAACCTGCTGTTGTTGGGTGGTAATCGCTACCTAACCACAATCCAGAACCAAACCCGATGGCGACTGAGCGCACAAAATCTTTTGAATAGCCAAAAGCGGCATTGCCGATTACGACAGATTCCACGCCGTTGACGTTGGCTTGCGCCGCCCCCCCAGCACCTAAGACTGCGTTTTTCGCAATGGGCGAACCTGGACCACTGCCAACACGAACACCGTTTATTGTTTGGTCAAGTGTAAACACGTTCGGTGTTCCAATCCCAGCATAATCAGTACCAGCAGTTGCGGCAACGGCATTACCAGAGTTATCACCTTTCAAAACTGATGTTGTTGATGTGATGTCAGCACCACCTGTAACACTAATCGACCATGCTGAAATCGTACCGCTACCACTCACGCTAGTAACATTTACAACAAGCGATGTTCCACTAAATGCCGTTACTTGACCCTTCATATTGTTCGCAGGGTTAGCTGTTGATGCAATAATAACCCACTGCCCAACCGTGTACGCTTTGCCGCTTTCGACAAGTGTTACTGATTTTGAGCCTGTACTAATCGCAAGTGATGTTGTGCTGGTGCTATTTGTTGTCGCCCCACCTAAAACGCTAATTGCGGCATTTGTCACATATTCTGCAACACTTACGACATCTTTTATAGCAGGAACAAATCTCTCAACATGACCTCCACCGTCTAATCCTGTTGAAGGGTCAGAATCATCTGAATAAATGTGTGATGTTCCGTCATAAGACATGACTGGCGGAATAGTTACCGTAACTGTCATAATAACTCCTTAATGTTAATTGAAGAACCGTATAAACCAACATTCGGTTGAGTTATCGGGTTTAATTGTGTAAAACGACCTATGAAACTTCTAGCATATTGATATGCACCTGTATCATCTACATCGTAAGCATAAAGCACTTCTCTTGTGATACCTTGTGAACGACTAGCTTCATAAATGCCACCGAACGCTTCATCTTCTGTTAGATAATTCCACTGTACATCCACAGTACGCGCTTTTTGTTTCTCATAGAAGAACTCTGTACCTGAATTAGAAATGCTGATTTCAGAATTATCTTGAAATCCATGTGTAATTGCACCGTATTCAGGATTGATTGTAGGTTGTGTATATTGACCGATAAACAAACGTCCTAATTCAATAAATAAATCAGGATTTGATGCTTCATTTGAATCATCTAAATCAATATGCAAATGTGTTCCTACGGGCTGGTAGCCCGTGAATTCATCTTTCAAAAATGAAATATGAATCTTTGTGAATGACAATCGTTGTTCTTCTTCGATAGTTCCACGCCACAAGTTGGTTGACCGCCATGTTAATTGTGGCGAATCGCTTGGCTTAATTCGTTTCCACACATTAAACCACTGTGGTGCATTCAACACAAACGATTCAGTTTTACCCGATTGTTGACCGTATCCTACATACCAGACGTTGTACGTCGTTAAAATACCGTTATTAACATAATTACCAGTACGACTAACTGTTAAACTTGTACCTGAATGTGACACCACAGTTGCATAAAAATATGAACCTGATATATAATCATTTTTGTCGGAACTGCACGCATAAAACTTTAATTTTGTTCCTGTTGCAATAGTCGGTACAGATGATTTTAATGTTAGCGTAACGGTGTTAGTACCATTGATTTCTGCTGGTGTGTTACTATATTCAATAGGAGGTTCGTTGAAAACTGAAAACTTAACTTTTGCAGAGGTTGATAAATTGTGGTTAATTAAACCAACTGCACCGAAAGTACGATATGGTAAGTTAGCAAGTGAAACACCGAAAGATACTTTCTTAGCGGATAAGCTGCCAAAATCAGAAGTACGAGCAGTTTCAGCTAAGATATTGGTTGTAATGTTACTTAAAGGTAGGTTAGAATTATCCGTCCAAGTTACTTGGTGAAGTTTCTTTAATTCGAGCAAGCGATTAGGATAAGCAATAGCAACATTACTCATACTTTGTACCCCATTAACTTCATCGTAACTGATTTACGTTTAATATCCATTTCATAACCAATGAGTCTAAATTTAACCCCATCATTATACCACAGCTTATCGTATTTTACAAGAACTGTTTGACCTATTTTTATTTCAGGTAAATTACTAAAATAGGCGTTCACAGACACAATATCACAACGTTTCTTAAAGTAGTTTAGCAATCTATCGGTAACAGCAGTTGTATCACTCGATGTACTTAATAAGGTTTCGATTTCTAATCGTTGTGCTTGTGGGTGTTTTTGTTTAACCACACCATCAAATGATTCGTACACTAAATAATGTTGCGCTACTCGTGAACGTCTTGCTTGAGTAGTCGCACCTAATACATCTTTTTGGACTGTTTCAATCTTACCGTATTTACCCACAATAGAATAAAATGGAATGCCGTTTTCAGCCACACCTGTAGCAGTACGTTCAGCAGATTGAATTTGATATGGTTGAACAGTGAAATCAGCTATGTCATCAGGTTCAGAATAAATATCAGCATTCATAATAAATGCACTGTTATCAATCGAATCACCAAACCACCAATACCCACCAACCGATTTAACCACAGAATCTAACGCGCTTCTAAATGTGGTTTCTTGATTGATGTATAATCCTAATCCACCTGTACTTACTGCATTAAGGTTTGTGATAGCGGTTGAATTAACTGTGATTGTTTTACTTGATGTATAGTCAACTGCGGAATCAATATAATCACAAGTGATAGCAACAATCGGTATTGGTTCAAATGGGTATTCAGTGCTATTACGAGGAGTGATTTTAACTAGGTTTTGATACGAAACACAAGTGCCTGCTAACGGAGTGGTTGAATTAAAGGTCGATAAGTCAGCCGCAATCGTACCAGAATCAAACAATACACCGCTGTTATAAACATTTTGTATCACAGTAGATGTAGACCCGCTTACTTGATATTTATTCGTAGGAGCGTCTAATAAAGCTGGTATTTCAGCAATGGTTCGCATACCAGATGAAAACGAAATTGATTGACATATCTTATCAAACACATCACCTGCTTTATTCACGTCATCAGACGCATCCACTGTTATTTCTTGTACATCCATCGTACCCAATCGAAAGTAACCTTGAAATCTATCATAAGTATCTGCTGTAGGTGTGTTTGCTAATAATGCGGCTAAACTAGGTCTAGTTACTCCTAATGTTAAGGCTAACCCTTTATGATATACAGTTGACACAGAGCAAGTAGCTAAATCACTTACTTGATAAATGCCTAATGACGCATAACACAATACAGGTGACGCATTTAACACATTACCGTATATTCGTGGTTTAACATTACCCATCACATCAGTCGGTAATCCTTCCACACCACCTGACCCATTATATCGTGCCTGATTTAATGGTAAATCTAACGATTCTGAGAACGTTTTTAGTGTGAGATATATACTTGTGCCACGTTGGTTAATTCGCGTCACAATGCCTTTAAACCACGTTGTAACTGTACCATCTATACTAACTAACTGTAGAGTACAATCACGACCATCTAAATAATAATCTGCTAAGTAGTTCAATCTACCGTCTGTATTATCAAGTTCAATTTCACCGATAGATGATTGTCCTGACACATTAGGTAATAACCCACCGTCATTTACTGCTATCGTAATCCTAGCAGGTTGTTTCATGCGTGGTTGATAATAAATCCCTTTTGTATCTTTGTACCCATCATCAGAGAAGTAGAGAACGGCTGGTAACCCAGCCGAATCTAAAACATTGATGGTACAAATCCAAGAACCTTGAATTTTAGCCATTTACTTGTTTCCTTGTGGTTGAATCAATTGAATCTAATTTATCGTTTGCAACTTCATTTTGTCTAATCATTTCTTGGAATGCCGCTTGTAAGATTTGATTTTGTGCCATTAAAATCTGATTTTGTTTTTTCAATTCTGCTAATTCTTCTTCATTGTTACCTGAATCATTAGCAGCTATAACACCTAATTTACCACCAACATTAGCTAACGGCATAATTGCTTCACTACCTGCTTCACCCATTACACCCATATTAAACATAGTTGGTTCAGACACAATACCGTTAGTGAATGCACCTCCGTTTGCAAATGGACGAATATCTAAATTTCGATAACCGCGAGGTATAGATACACCGTTAAGTTCAGTCATTGTCGCACCTGACATCACACCTGCATTGGTGAACACATCGTTTTTGTAGAAAACCCTATCTGAACCACCTGTTATTAAGCTGTAAAAATCAGTGATGTTTTTAGCAATTGGTATCCCATATCGTTCAGCGTCAGCTACTGTAGTTATTGCTCTAATATCATCAGCAGTAGGTATTTTAATAGCATCTAAATAAGGTGTGAGAAACTCTTGTATTGGTGATTTAGTAGGTATTGATGGAACTGTAGGTGTTGTAGGAACGGTAGGGACAACTGGGGTGCTAGGTGTTGTAGGAACGGTAGGTGTGGTTGGGATTGAAGGTATTTCAGGAATTTTAGGTAGTTCAGGGACTTTAGGTTGATTTGCTTCCTCAGCAGCCTGTCTAGCTAATTCAGCCTGTCTAGCTAATTCAGCATCTTTTTGTGCGCCAATTTGTTTCAATGCGTCTAAAGCTGATTGCGCTGCTTGAGTTACGCTATAAATTGAAGTAATCGCTAATGATGTGTTTAAAGCAGGAATACTATAATTTTTTAACGTATCAATTTTATC